GTCCGGGAAAGCTTCGGTTTCCAAAATTTTTGATACCCCCCCGTAGTTTTTTTCGTAAAAAAACATTTGTTTTTTTAATCCCACACGCCCTTGTGCATCATCGATGCCTGCTCTTCTTTTTGTTTGATCCCATCATGGCAGGGCTTGCATAAGCACTGAAGGTTGGCCTCATCCCAGAACAGAGCGGCTATCCCTCGATGTGGCTTAATGTGGTCGCATACCAGCAGGGCGGTGTTGCCCTCCAGCCGACCACATATCCTGCAGGTGAATGTGTCCCTCAACAGGATGCGCAGCCGTAGCTTCCGCCATCGCTCCGTCTTGTAGAGCTTGCGCCACGGCGCATGCCTGTCACGGCTTGGTGTTATTGTTTGGTCCAGGTCACCAGCCCAACCGATGCGAGGTGTAGCCTTCTCCAATTGCGGCTTTATGCGAGTAAGCCTGCCCATCTACAAAAAAGGGCCGCCTACAGGCTCATTCCTGCAAGCGGCCCAAGTATCTAGGGAGGAAACGCCCAAGACTGGACAGCGGGAGGCGATCAAACCAACCGCTACCCTTATGGAATCAAGGGGCCGCTGACGTGGATATTCTTCAGCGGCCCCAACTTCCTGAAAACGTCTGATGATCGAAGCTGTGTTCACTTACTTCATGGCATCACCATGGGGGTTGCGGTCGTATCCATCGACCTGGACTGCTGCCGGCTCGTAAGGCCTGAATTGGGTTAGCTGGCGGTGCCGTTCGCGTTACGAACAGCGTCGATCGTATCCCGCGCGCTTTGCCCGATGATGTCCATGGCAGCATTGTATGCCGCCTTTTGTTCCTCGCTGTAGCCGTCGTCGAACCCATCATGCAGATAGGCGATCACGGCGAGCGCTTGCGTCAGATCCATCATGCACGCTCCCTGCTTCGGGAATCAAAGGCCTTCTAAGAAACGCAAAAGCCCCGGACGATTCCGGGGCTTTGTACGCAGTGAGGGCTTTGGCGAACCGAGGTTTTCTCGATTCAGTCCACCATTCGGCGAGACTCCCTCGGGAAAGGGGCTGCGAGCCGGGGCGATTGCGTCAATACCCCTGTTTTTCTGATTCGGTCAAGCGGCTTGCGCTGGCAAGCCCATGGCCCTGTGGAACGCACCGCGGATGCCTTGAACGGTCTCCTGTCGCTCCGCCACTATTGTTGCTGCCCGCCGTTCCTCGTCGAAAGCTGAATATGCGTGTACGCCCAAGATATCGTCCTGATCAACAACAACTTCGCGCATGCGCCGACGAGGCCGATATTTCTTCTTGCAGACGATGTCCTCGACCATAACGGTCAAGGGCTTGCGATGGCTGTTCTCACATGCCTGAATTCGATTGATGAGATCATCTGGAATAATGGCAATGCGAGTTCCTTCCAGCAGAAAGTCCATGACGCCAGTGCAGGCTCGGACCCGGCGAACGTGCCGATCGACGTCCCACACGAAAAGCAGAAGGTAGCCGGGCAACAGGAGCCGACGCATCGCAAAGGTTTCGACGTTGGTCGGATCATAATCGAATTCCGGTACGTAGACCCCAAAGCGACGCCCGATCAGGTGTCCTGCTGCGATCTTTTCCTGATTGGGAAATGTCCGCACTGCATGCCATTGCGGTGTGCATCCGGGTACAATCTCGGCCTCATATGGCCCTTGCCTATGGTCAATCCGTCGGATCTCAGATTCGTAGCGCTCGCGGTCGCCTCGCGCCCAATCCAGATACACATCACGCATGTTGCCTTGATCGTCCCGGTCTTGTGCCAACATCGTGTCTCCCCTGATTGTCAGGATGTGAATTCGTTGAGGTGATCAGCCGCGATATCTGACTGTTCGGCCCGGATCGAAGGGACCCAGCGGCTTGCCATGCAGCCGAAAGGCCTCATCATAATTCGAATAGATCGTGCCACGCTGTTCGTCGGCATCCGCGGCGGGTGCTTTTGACTCCAAAAGCTTGCGTTCCTCGAGCTGCGCCTTCGAACGCGCATCCCATTCACGCGCGAACCTATACGGGCCAACGGCGTCTGATAGCCATTTCCGAAGTTCCTTTTCGGTAGGCGGGAATGACGAATTCTCTGCATCGACCTTGAGCACAGATCGCTCACCTGCCCATTGTGGAAACTCAGCCATCACACTGATCAACGCCGCGATATATCCGTCAGGATCATGTGCCCCCAGATTCGGGTAACCGGCCAGCAGGCGCTTCACCAACTTCCGCGCCATCTCGATCGGCATCGGATCCAGAGAGACCGAGGAGAGCGTCGACGTTGTCCCAGGCAGCCGCCCAGCGTTGCTCCTTGGGTGAGCGGTTGGATCGATTCGTTCGCGCACCGACGCGACCAACGAATCCGTTGCGAATTGCTTCGGCTCGTCCATTTTGTCCTCCAGTATCTGCTATCGGCAACGGCGCGTCGGCGCGGCTCTTTGATCGAGCGAACGCTTTTTCGAAATAGCCAATCGACCAAGGTTGAGATTTTGGATTACTCGACATCACCTCGCGCGCCGCGGCGCGCATATGGTCAGGGTGATATCCTTCGCGCAGGAACGCTTCGACACGCATGGCCGCGCCGCACCAACCAGGTGGCCAAGCTTTCGGATCTGGATGGCCAGCAATCGTCGCGATCTCCTCGGCGAGACTGATCGCTTCTGGACTGATCAGGGGTTCGCGCGCCCGCGCATCACCACCACCACTAATATTGGATTCTTGTATAGACTCTTCTTGCAGTCTCACCGATGAGACTGAGTCAGTCTCACCGTGAGACTCAGTCTCACCGTGAGACTGAGACTGAGGACTATCTTGCGGCGGAAGATCGACACTCTTGGTGAGGTCGAGCTCCATGATAAACCGTACATCGCCGTCAACAGTCTCGAGCTTTCGGCGCTTGCCGAGCCCTAACTCTTCGATCGTCGCTAAATGCCGGAATACGCTGGCTCGCGAGAGCCGGCTTCGCTCTACTAGGTACGTCCACCAATGTGCCTTGTGCTTCCACCATGCGAACGCCACACCCTCAGGATCGGCCGCGTTCGCCAGCAGAAGCAATACGAGCTGCTCCTGCGGTAGTCGCATGCGTTGCTTATTGGCCCATTGCACTGCTTCCCAACTCACGCCGCACCTTCCAAGTCTTCGATTCGATCCTGCCGCGGGGGAAACAACGTCGGCATGTAGAAGCCCCGAAGCCATTTTCCATCGACAGAGATGGCCCGCACGAACGGCGCCACCATCCGTCGATCACGCAGATGTCCGCACCATGCGTGGTAGGCCTTCGAGCCTTCGATGATGGGGACACCATCGGGCTGATCGGACGGCGGCGCCGTTGCCGCCTCGCGGGCCTTGTTCTGCTCAGCGCGGCGAAACGATTTCGGCGCCTCAGACGGCGCAGTCGGCGCGGCATCTTCAGGCGCGTCGTCAGCTGATTGATCGTGCGCGGTCCATGACCAGCCAAGCGCCGGATCGCGATCGAGCACCAACCAATATTCTCGCTTGCTGGTGTCGCCCGGCTTGCGCTCATCCTTGGCGAGATAGCCGTTGCGCTCCAGGGCACCGAGATAGCGCCACAGGCTTCGCACCTCGATCGAGGCCTCGCGCGAGATCAGCGCGGCGTCGAAATGGCAATAGCCGGTCGTGTGGTCAGCATGGTTCGACAACGCCATCAACACGAGCTTGGATGGCCCCGGAAGCGATTGCTCAATCGCCCATGCGAGTGCTTGGATGCTCACGAGGCCACCTCATCCAAACATGGCGGCGTCGCCTGTCCCCACCAACGATCACCATTCTTGGTGCGCCACTCACGCCACGGCAGGCCTTCGGCACCATGCACCGTGATCTTCACCATGCCGCACAGTTTGCACGATCGTTCCGTGCGCTCGTTTCCGTCATGCGCTTCGCTCGGGAGGATCGTGACCGGATTGTCGTTGTTCCAGCTGTGCCTGCGGGCCCTGACGGGCAGATCGACGGGCGGGAGCGCTTCTTTCGCCGTGACCGTCATGGTTTGGCCTCGAGATCGATCAGGCGATGCCCACCACCGCGAAAGCGTTTCGTCTCAAGTCGATACCGTGCGGTCTTGTCCAGCCGCCGCGCCACCCGCATGACACTGTCGTTGACGGCTTTCGGAATGACCACAAGTTGGAGCTCGGCTGCGATCTGTTTCGCCGTCACGAACTCGCCGGCCGGAACTCCATGCGCCAGCAGCGTCAGGATATCGGCTTGTCGCTGCGGCAGGCTGGCGATGATCTCGCACAGCGTCGGATCACCGGGCTTGACGAATGGCGGTGGCGGTTTCGGACCTTGCGGCTCTTTGGGACCTGATGCCTCAGTCTTCACAGGCATCGTCGGATTCGGATTGACGAGTTCGATCCCATGACGCCGCGCCCGCTCGCGCAACGTCGCCAGATCCCAACCCAGATCATCGGCGATCTTTGATGCCGGAAGATGAGAGGCACATTGCCTGATGTGTGCTATGGCAGCGGGGGTGTAAGGGGTCATGGAGCCGCCCTCACCTTGCGATCCTGCATGCGCCACTGGGTGACGAATACGCCTTCTGGCCCGAAATGCTCAAGGCGATGCTTCGCCGTCGGCCCAAAGCCGACCAGGACGACTGGAGCTCCGGAATTTGCGGGCTTGCCGAAGTGTTTCGATTCCGGATTCGCGATCGTCTGAGGCGACCCGTCAGGCTTGTGGAAGATCAGCCTATGCGAGAGGAACAACAACGCGCTCGCGTGCTCCCAACATGGCTTGAACCAAGCGGTCTCCGTTCGGGCGTGCAGTAGGGCAATCCCACTTCCGTGCACGGCGAGCTTTTCGATCCAACGGCCGACGCCATACCGCTCGAACGGCGGGTTGAGCCAAACGAAACCGAACCAGTCGATACCTAGCCCATCATGCATCTCAATGCAGTTGTGCCTGGTACAGTCCCACGGGCGAACTGCGGCCGCGCACGGATCAAGATCGAACGGCCCCAGCGCATCGATGATCCACTTCGGCGTGATGTGGACCTGAGATTTTCCAACTGTGGTTTGGTGGGAGCCGAGGGTCACGGACGAATCTCCCCCGTCTCCGGATCATGAGAGTCAGATTCGTTGCCCCAAGCAGTCCATCCATTTCGGGCGGGCCCACGCCGGTTCAGTTCGATCTTCGGCAACGTCGGAAAATAGAATTCGATCAGCTCGAGGAACTTCTCAGGCTTGGCGCTGTGCTCACCAACGGCCGCCTCGATCAGCGAATCCCATTGCGTCCCCATCGATGGGGCTGGCGGCTTGCCGCGCACACCGAGCAATAGAAGCTCGTGCTTGTTCCTGTTCCAGTAGCCGGTGCCGATGCGATCCTTCGCCCATATCCAATGGCTTCGATAGTCGAAACCCCAGGCGCCCATCACCACGAGCCCGTACGGCAGCATTGGCACCGTGGCCCACAGCCACAGCGTTGAGTCATCGGCTGCGATCGACAGCACATCGCGCGATGCGATCACCTCGGTGCAGCTCGTCGGATAGTGATTGTCGGCCGCGCGGTCCATGCCGGTCTCGCGTGACCACGGCTCGAACCGCCATTCCGGATCGGCTAGTATGACGCCGAATTTCTGTGTCGGCAGAGCATGCTGAATGCCGCCGAGCACGCGCTCGCGATCCGCGCGTCGCTGCTGCTTTTCCTCGGTTGTCACGGCGGCATCAACGATCAACGCGGCGCCCGATCGGATGCGCTCGCGCGTGCGATCAACCATGGCCTCGAACGCGCGCTCTGATATGCTTGCGGACTTCTGCGCTTGTGATGACAGGTTCCGATCGATGCCGACTTCGGCAAGCCTGATGCGAGAAAACTGTCCGTCACCTTGACAGTTTTCGCCACCCTTACGCGGACGGCCTTCGGCTATTTGTCCAGCCTCTTTGGCCTTGGCCAGGATGATACCGAGCTGGCGCGTGGCCCGCGCCTGAATTTCGGCCGCGTCCGCCATCATATCTCTGTCCTTGGCCTGGCGGGCGTAGAGCTTCATCCGCTCGGCTTCGTCCCTGATCTGCAGGACTTCGTCAACGCGCTTGCATTCGGCCAGCGCTGCCCGCGCCTCATCGTATTTGACGAGAGCGCTCACTTGCGCCGCCCTCCGAGATCAACGACCTCGGCGCCGCCCATGCCGTCGGTCTCGCTTTCCTTGCGCCAGCCTTCATCGAACCGGGCGCGACGCGCGTCGCCGAACGGGAACGGATTGTCGATGATGGCCTTGCCGTCACGAGCGGCTTTGCGCCCCAACTCTTCGGCGTTCTCGACATCCGCTAAAGGATCGTCTTCGACGATGTCGGCCGCCAACTTCAGCGGCCACGGCAGCAACTTGATGGCGTGATCATTCTCCCCGGCCGACCAGAGGCGCGGCAGACCGAGATCGGGATGCGGCTTGACCGTCGCGATCAACCGTCCGATGACGGCCTCCCGCCGCATGTCGAGCCTGAGCTTTGGCCCGACGATTAATTGCCGTTTCAGGTTCTCACAGAAGTGCCGGATCAGCGCCGGCGAGGCCGTCTCGAATGAGATCGCCAACTCGCTCAGCGCGCGCTTCGGCAAGCCGTAGGGTGCGAGATAGCGCGCAAGGATCTTCTCGCGTTCGGCTTGGCCCGGCAATGCGAGCGTGATGTGAATGTCGAAGCGCCGCCAGATGGCCTGATCGATATGCGCCCCGAAGTTGGTCGCCGCGATCAGAAAACCCGTGTACTGCTCCAAGCGTTGCAGCAGCGTGTTGACCTCTTCGTTGCGGCTGTCGTCAGCCGACTGTTGAGAGCGCCGCCGCTGGCGGGAATAGGCATCGAACTCGTCGAGGAACAGGACGATCGGATCATCCTTGTCGGACGCCAAGTCGAACATCTGGCCGATACGCTCGCCGGTCTCGCCGACATACTTTGAGATCAGCCGTTCCGGCCGCACCGCGAGCATGCGCAGGCCGAGCCGCGCGGCGAGGTGATGCCCCAGCGTCGTGTTGTGGGTGACGACGTAGTCGTCCGTCACATACAGTCCGCTGGCATGGGAGACGCTAATACACGCCATCGGGACCACGTCACCGGTGGCCTCGATCGACATAATCCGTCGGCGTGATTGCCCGGTGGATAGGGTCGAACCACCGCGTTCACGATGTTTCGGCAGGGTCATCAAGTCGCGACCGAATGGGTGCAGAAGTGAGACAATCCACGACTGGCGGCCTTGCTTCAGCAAGCCCTTATGGGTGTAGTTTTTGTACTGAGCCCTTCGATGAGCGATCCCACCGAGGCTCCGCACGAGAGCGAGCACATCTTTCGATAGCTGCTCTGACGACGTGTAGAACTGCACCCTGGAAAGATTTTTACAGCCGCCATCGGTCTCCAGCAGTCCGCGCAACAGTTCGCGGCGGGATTCGGCGGAGGAGTTGAGATAGATGGGTGGGATAGATTTGTCGTAACTCAGCTTTCCGTAAAGCCCAAGCTCACAAATCACGCGCGCCAGGGACGACGGCTCGTTGTTCCTTTGGCGATTGATGATCCTATAATCGTAGCGCGTTACGAGTTTGGCCTCGCAAGAGGAAGGCAGTGCAGCCCGAAAGCGCGCAAGAACAGTTGGGTCAGCGGTCGTGAAGTGGAGCGAGCTGCTGGTGTCCGTGAAAGAGCCGTCGCCAAGCATCAGGCCCAATAGATAAGGGTCGAGCGGAAGAGCATCAGAACCAAATGAACCGGAGAACAATGGCACCCACGGCCTATGCTCCGGACCACGTGCCTTTTCAATCAGTTCTGCAACTGCGAGGGTTCGCAGCACGCGCGGCTTGCGCCATTCCTTAAACGTGACATGCCAAAGGTGATCGCCAGAGCATCGGACCTCGGCTCCATCCGAGAACTTAACCCGATAGATTTCGAGGTCGCCACGGTGGAATATCCCGGTAACCTGAGACGACTCGCCGTCTACGGATGCCAACGCGTCGCCAATGCGCAGCTCGCCAATAGTTGACCATCCACGCGTCGTTAGAACGGCGGCAGCCAATGGCTGAGCCTTGCCCACGCCGGGCGGCCCGTCGAAGATCGCCTTGCGCCGCGGCCCGATGCCGACCGCCTTCAGTTCCTCTTCGGCCCACACTTCCGTGAGCCATTCGAGCAGAGCATTGCGGATCGGCCGCGCCAAGATCGGCTCGGCCGCCTCCTGCGGCTCGAACACCTCGCCGAAGTCGTCGAGCTTGGCGGCGCGATTGGACAGGATCATCATCAGTCGTCGCCCATGCCATCGCCGCCGCCTTCGTGGCGCCAGCCCTCATCCCAGCGTGCCCGCCGGCTATCGCCGAACGGAAACGGATTGTTGATGATGGGCACGTCGGCCTTGAACGCGGCGCGGCCGAGTGCTTCCGCGCCATCGCCATCGACGTCCGGGACATCAGGCTTCGGCGGCGGCGTGCGCTTGCTGGTGCCGGGCTTGCCGCTCTCGACCGGCTTCTCGATGACCTCGGTGACGCTGATGTTGCCGTCGGCATCGCGCGTGAGCCGGACCGGCGCGCCGCCGGCCTCGACCGTGATCGAGCCGTTCGCCGGAACGAATTTCTTCATCGCCTCGATGACGGATTCGCGCGCCGTGATATCGACCTTCATCAGGCCGACGGCGCGGAACAGCGGATTGTCGGCTGCCATACCCATGGAATGCAGGTACATGTCTTCAAGCGCTTCCGCCTCGGCGCGTTCGGACGGCTTCATCTTGCGCTTCTTGACGATGTAATTGATGCCAGCAGGCACGAGGTTCGCGGCCTTGGCTTCCGCCAATACCACGCCCTTGTCGTTCTGCAATTCCTTGATCTCGGCGTTGATGTGCTCGATGCGATCGACGAAGCCGCGCAGCAGCTCGCCCGCGATCGTGTTCTTGCCGATGGTGTTCATGATGTCGTGTCCTATGCCGCGCTCTTGCTCTGCGCAGAGCGAAGATGTCCGCGTTCGTCGAAGGTGCATTCCAAGGTCGGATCGGCGCGATAGCCTTCGCCGATGGCGACTTGCATTAGCTCATAGGTTTTCGGCGCCCGCTTCCCTTTCTCCCACGCAAGGCCGACTTCGTCGGTCATCGATTTGGCGATCTCATCCCAGCGCCTGACAAGGCCTGCCCATCCGGGACCGTGCATCGCCATCTCGCCGATGCGAGCCTTCCACTCCGGGAATAGTTCGATCAGCCTCAGACAGCGTCCGAGGTCGTCTGGATCTGATGGATGACGCCAACCCCACCCGCGCGTGTCCGCGTCCTCGCGGCCGCTCATGTGCGCGGCGAGTGCCTTGGATGAAATGCCGGTATCGCCCGACGACAGCCACGCGACCAAGCGCTCGGCAACGTCGGGAATAGTACCCGGCAAAGGGGGCGGGCAATTCTCAAGCAGCTTTCCGTTATCCTGTTTGGCGATACCGATCTTCTTGGTCTCGCCGCACATCGGGCACCGCGCTGCCATCACGGTCTCGGCGAACGCTCGCACCTCCATCGGGGCATACACCGCCGCCCAGCAGTGGGAACACGTCGGGCACTTGACCCAGAACGGTTTTCGGTCCTCCGTCATATCAACCCCTTCTGCTTCGCCAATGTCTCCGGCAGCGTCACCCGCACCAATGCGCCGCCGTCCCGGCCAATGCCGGTCTTCTCGTATTCGATCATCGATCGTGGCAGCCACGCCCAGCGCGCGAACGGGGTGTCCTTGGCCAGCGAAACAGCGATGGCCTTCTTTTGCGGATTGTCGTTGTGCAGGATCAGATCGAGATCGCAGAGGTTCGACCGGACGCTGTCGTTGCCACGGATGGATTCATTGTCGCCGAAGCGGCCGCGGTCCGGCGGGGAGAACATGTCGAAGGTGTCGCGGGTGCGGGTCATGCAGCGACCTCGCGGGCGGCAACTGGGAATTGTCGGACGCGCAGCGACTCCGGCCACTCGTCCCAATCGCCGCCCTTGCGATCGGCGTAGTGCATCGGATAGCCGTCCGACATGGCGCAGGCGCCGAGTTGCTTGACGAAGCAGGCGACGCCCCGATAGGCACATTGAGCGACAATCGATTCAGCCCAGTCGATATGGAACGGCCTCGCGTTATGGCCGCTCTCACCACCGACGATGACCCAGTCCAACCGTGCTGGAAATGGCTCGCCCTCGGCCGGAATGAATTGCGTCAGCCAATGGTTGCCGAGAAGATCAATCGCCCCCAACAGCGGCTCAGCCGATACGAATCGCACCGCTGCCGGCATCTGCAACAGAAACGGAATGCGCTCATCGGCTTCCTGCTGACGTTCGCAGGAGACTCCGAGCCATAGGTTGGGAAGCGGCCAATTAACGAAGCCGTTCGGAACCGGCTTTTCTCGCAAACCGATTGACCAAAGAACCCGCTCGGAAATGACGCGGTCCTCTCGCGGACCGGCCAACAGGATTGAATGATGCGCAATCCGCGTCGCGACGTTCTTTGATGTCAGATAGTCGCGCATCCCCTCCGCACGCTTCGTCAGCACCTGGAAGGTATGCTGTGGACACAGCGCCATGACGGCGAACATCTTGTCGAGCCATTCGTCCTTGACGAAGTCTCCAAAGGCGTCGGTCATCGAACAGACGAAGATCATGCGAGGCTTTTTCCAGCGCAATGGCGCCTTCAGCATGTCTTCGTCGAGGAATATCTCGATGTCCTTGCGGTGACCGGGTTTGTACTGGAGGCCAGTGCCAAGCCGCTTGTTGAATCCTTCGGAATAGCAGAACTCGCACCCGGTCGTGGCGTGCTCGCAATGCCAGCCGAGCTTGCCGGTCTTGAGGTTGCGCGCGCGAATCGGCGTCCAGGACGCGTCGGTCCATTCGATGGCGGACTTGTCAGCCATTGACGCCCCACTTCCTGCCGATGAATTGCGCGAACTGCTCCGCATCGATCTCGGCTGAAAACTGCACGCGCACGTTCCTGCCGTCGCGGACAATGCTGGAGGCCCGGCCGAGAAAGGCTTGAAGCAATTGCCAATGCATGGCGCAGGTCTCGGTGCGCCGCTGCATGGTGCGCTCGGCGCGCTCGCGGGCGATGGCGCGGTCGTCGGCGTCATCGTCGAGATCGATATCGCTCATGCCGCCCTTGCCTGCTTGCGCATCGTCAACGTCGCCGGATCGAGGTAAAACACCGGCTTGCCAGCCGTAGCGAAGAAGTTGATCTCGTGCAGGACGCCTTTGCTTTCCTTCCACCCGTCCATCTCGGCGACCAGCAGCACGTCGGCTGCACGCATCATGGCCTCATCGAAGGGCAGCCAGATTGAATGATCGAGCGGATCGACCTTGCCGTGAACCGCGATCGGATGCGTGTGTGCGATCGGGCTGTAGCACTTGACTCCGGCGCGCAAGAGCAGCGCGGCGAGCTTCGCAGCATCGCGGAACGCAGCATCGAGACCGCCGGCATACTTTGAATATGGCGTCGCGAGATAGCAGAGAGCGCCGAGAGGTGGTGCCTGATAGGAGGTTGCTGCGCTCATGACGCCACCCGCTCGAAAGCTTGCCGACCCTGACGGAATCGCTCTGCCGCCTTGGCGCCGAACTGCTCGCGCCGCGCCCGCTCCTCATCGCTGATGTTGCGGCTGCTGCCGCTGAGCGAGCGATGCTGATGCGGCACGCAATACGCACAACCCTTCATCGGCTCCGCACCACAGAAGAAGAAATCCGGAGCGCCGACATCACCGACCGGCCACCTGCAGCTGTGCTCGGTCAACTGCATCAGCGTCTTGCGCTGCGACTTCGGTATATCGAGATCGGACATGAGAACACTCGCCACTTGAGGCTCCGTTTCGGGTTCGAAGGATTGCGTCTGCGCGTCCCACTTCGGGCGGTTGCGCTTGAGCTGAATTCGTTTCGATGCTTTTGCCGTGTCGGATCGCGGTGCCCGTTCGGCTGGCGGCTCACCGGGTTTCCGCGGCCTGCTCGCCAGCTTCAACCGATGGACTTTGCCGATCACCGCATTGCGGGTGAGCCCCATCCCGAATCTGTCGTTTAGCTTTTGGGCGATGCGGGAGCACGACGCGCCCGACTTCCACAGCGACGTCAGCCGATCGATGACGTCATCTGGCCAATGCACACCCATGCGTGATCGATCCTTCGATGTGAGGGATACGCAACACGCAACTGATGCAACTGGACTGGGGAACTACAAACGCGACAGGAACTAGAACGGTCTGATTATTCGTCGTGTGCTATACTTGCGGCTTTGACTGCCTTCGCTACGGCGCGCCCCATTGCGAGCGGCACACCGTTGCCAACCGCCTTAACCTTTGCGGCGACCGAGAATGGCGGCAAGTCAAAATCGTCTGGCAGACCTTGCAGCCGGCAATGGTTTGCGAAGGCATCGGCGGTCTTGTAGCCGTAGTTTTTCAGCGCGCTTTTTTTGCTGCGCTTGACCTTGCCGCTGCCACCAACGGCCACGGGCACGGGGCGACCGCCGCCGGACGCGAGTGCCGAGTGCTCAGGCTCGGTCGTGTGTAGAGCAAGGCTAGGCAGATGGAAGCCGTCAGCTGCCCACGAGCCCCATGCAGCGAACGTGAACCGTCGCTCGCGGTTGGTAATGCCGCCGACCCAATAATCGCGCGTGATCCTTGACACCCCAACGTATCCGGGCACGAAGGGTGCCGGGGCGGCCGGGACGTTCTCCATCAGGAACCACTTCGGCTGCGCTTCAGCGACAACGCGCTCAAATTCCGGGATCAGGTTCTCTGCGACTTGGTAGCCGTTGGCCTCGACGATATGCCGCAGCCGTGAGAATGCCTGACACGGCGGCCCGCCAATGATGCCCTCAAACTTGCCGGCCGGCGGATGGAAGCGTTTGATGTCGCCACCCCAGAGCAAATCCGGCCCGCGTACGACGCAATAGCCCTCTTCCTCGAAAGCCATGTCGAGCAGACCAATGCCGGGAAACAGTGAGAGGACGAGCTGCGTCATCTATTGCTCATGCGGAGTGAGCGATTGTTGCGTATTTGATGATGGCTCGAATTGTTCATATGCGGCCTCGATCACGTCACGCAGTCCCGCGACCTTCATCGGCTCGCCGTCCCAATCGGCAAGTGGTGCGTAAATATCGATCAGGGCCAGCGCGTCATCCTTGGAATAGGTGCGCGAAGGATTGACGACCAGTCCGGTCTTGCGATGCGTAATGATCCAGGCGCCGTCGTCACTGGCGTTGTTGTAGATAGGGTGACAGGCAAGCGGCGCATCGGCGTTGCGCGCCCATGCCTCGATAGCCTTCTCACCAGAGCGGCACTGGATGAAGATCGGGATGCGGACTTCGCTCATCTATAGCTCACCTTTGGTGTGTGATACGTCGGGGACGACCCAGCGCTGTTCCGGCCAAGGAATGGCGCAGAGCGCTTCGACGTAGACCAGCAAGCCTTCGGTGTTGTGGAAATGTTGTGGAAGGTCGCTATTCGGAACGTGCTTCTTCAGCAAGCCAGCATCGACCATGCGCTGAAAGGCGTCTTGGACTCCTGGCGCAAGGAAATTGTAGTCGCCCGTCTGGGCGCCATAATCTCCAGCTCTCGTGCAGTACCAAAGCGCGATGTCTATTTCCAAAGGCGTCGCCATAAGTATCACCTCTCAATCATCTGTCGATCACTGCAACCGCACGCGATACCAATACGACGACAGCGCCCCGCCGTTCACATCGAAGTCATAATCCCCGATCGCACCGAACACCTGGAAACATTCGCCGACTTCGTAGTTGAGATAGATGCTTCGCCTCGTTCGTTCCGTTGGCCCGTCGCGGCGCATGACGAGCCAGCCATAGGGGCCGCCGTTGAATTGCAATGCGCCGGCATCCAGCAGCTCATCGATGTTGGCGCGGGTGATTTGCATCAGTCCGCGCCCTCATCGTCGTCGTCCTTGCCTTCCAACGCGTCGTAGAAGTCATCGACGACGTCGGCATGGTCGGCCAACCGCACCATCATCACCGGCGGGCACCACCACCAGGCCGCAGCCACCACGGTGGCGTGGCGGACATGCGCAGATGCGCGCAGGATCGGGTAGCGCGCCATCAGGCTGCATCCTTCACGTCGGCGCCAGTCGCCTTCGACCAGGCCTTCCAAGCGCGCTTGATGTCGCCGACAAGAACCTCGATCACCTCGCTGTCGTCGCGTGCATAGAGCAAATTCAACTCGGCGCAGTGGGCGAAGGGGGCGAGCGCGTCGATGAGGTCTTTGACGCCTGCGGGCGGGCGTTCGAACGACTCAATCCGAACTTGGCAGTCGGCGAGCGTTGGGCCGTTCCAGTCGGGATTGGCTGGCTGAATTGATGTCTCACGCTGCTCAGCCACCGGAGCCGGCATCTGCTCTGGAGGCTGCGACGAAAGGCTGTTGCCGCCACCTGCGCCGCCAGACTTGCCGAAAACAATCGAAACAGTTTCCGATGCCGCTACCGGTTCCGGAACTGGCTGGGGCTCGTACTTGGCCTCGGCCGCTCGCGGCTTCGGCCTGTCCCGCTCGATCGTTTTTCGTGTGACTGTCGTTCGCCGCCTTGGTCCCTTGATGCGCCGGTTCTCTTCCAGGTTCGCCTGGATCATCTTCTCGGCTTCGTCCGGATCGACGCCCTTCGCGAGATGACGCGCTGTCGTCGCCGAGACATTGCCTTCACGGACGTGCTTCTTGACGCCTTCCGGCAGCGCCAGCATGTCGAGATGTTGCTTGACCGTGTTGGTGGACTTCCAGCCCAGCCGTTCGGCGATCTGCTTCGGCTCCCAGCCGTAGCCTTGGAGCCGTTTGACCACCTTCGCCACTTCCAATGGTGACAGCGGCTTGCCGGAATTCGAGATGACTAGGTTGACCGTGCGGTCGATCTCGTCGGTACCTTTGGCTTCCGGGATGCAGGGTACGGTCGCGATCGGATTCCCTTCCTCGATCGCCTCGAGGACGGCGGCCAGCCTGCAATGCCCTGCAACGACAAAGATATTCTTGCCGTCGAGCCGGACTTCCAGCGGAGTGTGCACGCCGCCCGCGATGATCGATGCCTTCAGCCAGGCGATGTGATCACGCGTCTCCTTCGCCTGCATGTCTCTTACATTGTATGCGTCGTCCACTTTGAGCTTGCGCGGATCGACCGGATAGAAATCGCGCTTGCCTTGCACGGCCGGATGATCGCGAAATTGCACGTTCGTTTCTCCCGATTCGTGTGAACGATACGCAAGCAACATCACGCAACCCGACGAACTGTTATTAGGTTGTAGGCGATAGATTTGCGGCGGGCACTGGTACATTGGAGTTCGCGTCGATCCTGGCCCGCCGCTTACCGGCTCTCGCCGGAATAGATGCGCTCGGCACGTTTTGTATGGTTGGCTGAACGAGCCTGGCCGAGCGCTCCACAGGCAAACCTCCAATGGAATTCACGAGAGAGACGGCCTGCGGTTCTATTTTTGCGGCGGGCACTAATTCACTGGTTTCCAGATTCGGGGTGGCCCGCCGCCACGCCTGCCAAAGATTTTTGAGCAGACGTTTTTCCATATAGCGCTGGGACATCTTGTGGATGTGGCCATCGCTGATGAATTCCGCCTTGCGCTTTTCCGGAATCTTGGCAGCCGGAGCGACGGTCAATCCCGCTGCCACCGCCTTCGTGCGCTGCTTTTGCTTTTCCCCGAGATAGACCTCGCGCAAATAGCCCTGCTTCTTGACCAGCACATCGCCGATGACGAACATGAACGAGCGGCGCTTGGCGCTATACCCGTGCGCGATCCATTCGTCTTTCGAGGCGGTCTTGCGCAACCCGCCCTGGCGCACGCCGTTCATCACGGCAAGGCCCATGCGCTTCCAGACCTTGCCGGGGTTGGCGTAGCCAGACAGGTCGCCCGTCTCCGCAATGATGACCGCGAGCGAAACGAACGAGGATGAGAAGACGTTGGCGTTGAACCAAGACGCGACCGGCAGCAATGCCGCAAGGCGTTCCATCTCGGCCACCGCCTTATCCTCGATCGCGACATAGTGCGCGCGCCCGTTCAAGCATCCCTCGATGAAGCTCGCCCACTCCTGATAGAGCGGATCGGCGCCGTTGACCGTCTTACGGATCGGGCGGCCCTGCTTTTGCTTGAGCATCCGCTCGCCGGTCTCGATGAGATCGGCGGCACGCCTATTGATGGCCTCAGCCTCTGCCTTCGGTAACGATCTCGACCAACCCAATACGCCCCGCAGGAAGGCGCCGAGCGCGAGATCAGCCCGCTTTCGCTGATCCATCGCGAACACCCGCTGGTGATGCCAATAGCGAATTTCGGAGATGGTTGTGACGAGGTCGGGGGACGGCGCGGAGGCACCTCGAGGATGGTCATCGGTGACATCTGCTCTGTGGCCACCCGCGCCGCCATTCATGGAGTTCTTACGCGTCATGCGATTGCTCCCGCAACTCATCGACGCACGCCTCGAAGGCATCGGGCGCCATCAACTCGCGCAATGTCTGGAAACGCTGGCGATTCGAGAGTTGCCCCAGTCGCGCCTTGACCGCCCGCGCAAGCGCGCCGTCGCGGTCCATGCCATCAAGCTCGTGAGCACCGACGTTGCCCCAGGGGCGGCCGTCGGCAGTCTTCGCGCGATCGAATATCGTCACAGCGATCTGCGCAGCGACGCGGCTGGCCGCGGCACGATCGGAGGCCGAGGGTTCGCGAACGGGGCGGGCACTTCCCGTCGGGTGAGCATCAAACGCCTGGCCCGCCCCGTTGCGAGCGGCGGCACCAGATGTCTGGTCACCAGTGCATGGGCGGCCGCCGCCGTTGGCCTCGGCGTCGAGACCGCAAAGATAATTCAGCACCAACTCGCCGATCAGTTCGGGATCGTCTTCGACGACGATTTCCAGCGTCGGAACCGCACGCCCTATGTTGCGATGATGCTTTCTGAGCGCATCCAGACCGGCCTGGCGTAGCCGCAACTGCGCGGAATTGAAGCCGGCCCGCTCCATAGCTGCGCCGATTGCTGTCTCAGTTTTCATGAGTCTCTCCGATCGAGAAAGGGACGTCATCAGGTTGTCTCACCTCGCAACAGCGCCCTGACAGTCCCCACGATCGCGGCGACGTAAATCATGGGCCAGCACACGATGATGAGGCTGATGGCGACTACGGCAACCGCACGCACGTAGCCAACCGAATAGCCTTTATCGAGCCGCTCAAGGTACGCCACGCGCGTGGCGCCCATCAGCATCTCGGACAAGAGCCAGAGCATGCCGCCGATGACGAGGTAGATCGCGAGCAGTTGGCTCATGCCGCACCTCGCACGAACGTGTTCCGCAGCCAGCAGGTCGCGCGGACGAACAAGCCGGCGCCCGGAACCGATGCCGGAATGACGGCACAGATCTCACCCTTCACATCCGCCCAGCACATGCGGCGGATCCGTTCCTCCGCTTCCACATGGTCGCGGGCCTTGATCGTGAACGACCACGTGGATCCGTCGAACGGGTATTCGCAGAGGAAGTCTTTGTACGTGCCGTCGCTCATGAGGCACCTCGGATGAAAGGTGGGCGGATGGACACGCATCGGTCCTGCATCCGCCCGGCGTCTCCTGATTCAGGCGACGCCTGAGCCGAGGCCTTTTCGGTCGCGGGCCGTCCCTGAATGGCTAATACGGCGGTTGACGTAGGGCCTCGGAAGGAATGGGTGCGGTCGGCGACAACCGACGTTCCGACCGCTACTGCCGTTCGCCCGGCAGCGAGCCTACTAGCGCAACGTTTCATACTCTCCACAGCCCGGCGGGTCGGTTCCTTCATAGGGCCACAGATCAATTGCGCGTTCGCTAGGAATGGGAGCGCCGGTGGCTCACGTCCGCAGACGCCCTCAACAGCCGCCGGGTCGGCTGGCGCGAGATAATCCGCCGACAGGACAGCGCTCGCGCTCGCCGTTCCTGTCAGCCCCTTCGGCTTGCGGCCTCCGGGATTTGCGCTCATGCGCTCTGGGTACCGTGAAATTGCGCGCCCCGAATTTTCCACGTTCGGGGCCACACGCGCCGGGCGGCTGTAACCCGGTTGCCGCTGGTCATTCCTGCGGGCGCACCATCTCGTTGCAGGCCTCCAGCAAGACGATGACGGGAATCGGCGCCTCGCCGCGCAAGATGCGCTTGCCGGTTCGCACGTCGCATCCCGCGATGTGGGCGATGACGGCCGCCGGCTTGGTCCATAAGACCTTGGCGACGGCCCCAAATTTGCGAGGGACAATTTTGTCCCTACGGGGACGAGACTGTCCCCTCTTTGCGCTTGTTCCCGGAACTGAACTCGATAGTGATTCGCTCGACATGACGCAACGCCCCCACGCGACACACACGACAACAACAACGGATTCCCTGATGCCTCGTCTCCCCCGACTCCCATCAGGGAAGAACGCGGCGCGGCCGGTCGGGACGACTGTCCCGCGTACCCATCGGCCGCGCCGCAGTTTGCCCGTCGCGGCGACGTTGTGTTCCTTTCCTGTTGGGACGGGCGCTCTGAGCCAACGCGAGCGCACGCGCCACCAACAGGAGGAACGCGACGCAACGCTGAAACGGTTTCGGCACCGCGGGAAGCCAGAGTCACCGCCGGCTCACACCCACCGCTGCGGATGGGGGCTACACCCACGCGGTGCCGAACTGGAAAGTTCGATTTGTCAATCAGGGAATGCCCGGTTCCGTATTGGAACAGCGCACAATCCACAGCGTACGGCAATGGTGTCAGATTGCCTATGTTCTTATCACAGCACCTCTGTGTACATTGTTTACCGGTGGATGTGCGTACCGGAGGGACAACCGCATGGAGCCTGTGATCGACGACGGAAACTATCCCGAAATTCACTGTCACTCGATGAGCGAGTGCTACGTGATCGGCCCATTGGTCCGATTTTTGATGTGGGACTGGTTCCGTTTGAATGGCATCTGGCAACGTCGCATCGTCGGCGCGTTGACCAGACCACTGATCGGCTTGGAGGAGGATCAGCGACGATCGTGGCAGGAGATCGCCAACTGCCGGGCGCCCACCATCAATGGCATCGATGCGAACTTGCACTGATGTCATTGCGCGGCCTCGGCTTGCGGCGCGTGCATGAACATCAACGCATCCGCCGTAATCCAATCCAGCTCGGGGCCGCGCTTCCGCGCCTCATCAATGATCGCCGGCCAATAACGCACATGGATCGACCCGGACCGACGCATCTCGCTGGCGTTCGATGGGTTCTTGAGCGCGAGCAGCCGGGCAAAGCCGGTGTTGCCACCGAAGGCGTCGATCACGTCAGCGACCGTATGATGTGAGGCGTCCGTGTTCATCGAATCGCAATCTACAGAACTTCTGTTAAGTCAGTCAACAGGATTTCTGTTAATGTCCCGTGGAAAACTCGCGGGCATGGCGGAACTCCCAAAAGATCGGCTCCGGACAGCCCGAATAGAGGCTGGATTCCGCTCAGCGCGGTCGGCGGCACTGCGGCATCGCTGGCACCCTTCGACCTACGCGTCACACGAGAACGGCCAGACCGCCAAAATCCCGCAAGATGCGGCAGAGCTGTACGCGAAGGCCTTCAACGTCTCAGCCGGTTGGCTACTGACCGGTGAGGGCGACAAGCGCGCAACAGTGACCGGCGACGAGCTTGTAGCGCTCGTGAAATCGATTCCGGCCGAACGGCGAGCTACGGCGATCGAGGTGCTTCAGGCACTGGCGACCAGCGGGCCGCAATCTAGGAGACGCAGGTGATCAGGCGAATCTGTTTCATCGCCTGCCTGGCCGCCGGTGCGGCAGCGTGCCGCACATCGACGGATAGCGATGCAGCGGCGGTCGCCCCACCCGATGCCAAGGCCATCATCCTCGCCAATAAGGGTCGCCTATGGAAAGACCCGGACAGCATCAAGAACGCCAGCGTCGCCGCACCGGTCCGGCACATGGGGATGATGTGGCACGTCTGCGTCCGCCTGAACGCTAAGGGCGGGTTCGGCGGTTATACGGGCGAGAAGGACGACTTGATCGGCATCTATGACGACGGCAGGCCGCCGGAGGTCGTAAATTCCAATATCGCATGGCACTGCGACCAACAGGCCCACGTTCCATTCCCGGAACTCAACGGCGATTTCCGGCCGCCAGCCCAAGCCAAACGCTGATCCATCTTAAATTTTGACCTGTGAAACCTGTGGCATTTCCGCCACGGGAATTATCTTGTGTATAGATTAACAGAAATTCTGTTGACAGACTTTCTGTAAGGGCCTATAACAACATCATCAGATAGGAACTGGGAAGAACCCCAAGGGGAGGCCGGGATGGGCAACATGACCAAGACGCATATGCAGAAGGTTCGGCCCGGCGTGTTCGGCGGCACCGTCAACGGCACGCTCTGCAATCGGATCCGGGTGCTGTCGGGCGGAATGAACCTCACCGACAACCGCGCCGAAGTCACTTGTTCCTTCTGCCTTCGGATGCTCGCCGCGCAGGACAAGCCTCAGTTTGAGACGCTCTCCTTCGCCTCGGCCGGCGCGGTCCGGCGGCGGTGATCGAACAACGGGGTCAGCCATGGCGAACATCAAATACTTCGCGGACGTGAACGGTCAGACCATCGAGCTATCCCGCGTTTGGCATGACGGCTCGCTCCAAACCAAGCCGGAAAATTTCTGGGGCTTCTCGCCGGCGATGACTTCGCACCGCGCAACCCGCCGCGTCGAGTACAAGCCCTTCGCCTCCAAGCACGAATGCGACGCCCGTTGCATCAACGCAACCGGGCGCATCATGAAGTGTGAGTGCGCTTGCGGCGGTAAGAGCCACGGCAAGGGCGCGTTCAATTGCACATCGGAGGCCGCGTGATGAGCGCCGCCGCCCACAAGGCCATCAGCCACCTGCTGCAGCGGATCAAACATGATCCGCGCCTCGCCTATTACTTCGATCCATCGACCGCATCCATGGAGTTGCTGACGGCTGCGCACGCCGAGGCACACGGTCTGGATGCAGAGGCGTTCCGGAAGCTGCTCTACGCCAGTCTAAAATTCGAGCGCCCCGTTTGCGCGGAATGTCGGGAGGCTTTGAAGTCATGATCCGCTGGATCGCCGAGGACCTCGCCGCGCTCATCGCGCTCATCGCGCTCAGCGCCTTCGTCGCCGCGCTGCTCATGATCGCGGACGGCGGCGCACATAGCCCCTTCGATCGTCCTGGTGAATCTACAGATCGTGACGCGTAACCCATCAACCCAAACCGGAGAGCGCGCCAATGTTCAAACGCAAGCGAAATCCCGACTGGCACCGTGACGTCGAAACGCAGTTGCGCAACGTCGCCCCATTGGAGCACCCCGCCGCGGAATTCGCGCCACAGCCGGCCGACTACTCGATCGATCGCGTCCAAACATTTCTCTCCAACCACATCAAGGAGCTGGACGAGACCGACAACATGCTCGCGGGCGAGGCCGCCGACGCCGAGCACCATCTCACCGAGGTCAAGCGCCGACAAGCCGTCACCAGGATCGCCCGCGATGCGCTGGCGGAAACTCTGGCAAAACTAAAGGAGAAGGCCGCGGCGCTCGATGGACCGCCGCGATTGGTCAAGCCGGCACCGATGGCCGAGGCCGAAGAGGCGACGGCACAGCAATGACCGCTGCCGCTCTCAACACCGTCGCTCTGGTCTCGTCCGCTCTCATGCTGGCGGGATGCGTGAACGTGGTGATGGCAGTTCAGATCATACTGGGGTGGTCGTGACATGACCGCTGGCAAACGCGAATCACCTGCACCTGCGGCTTGCGCTACAACCACTCGAAGAATGAAGGCCACGAGGCCTCTGCATTTGCCCGCCGCATGGGCGAGCATCTCACGGCAGTTGGACAGAGGGCGGCAAGTGTCGTGGCTGGTGATGTCCTAGTCTCACCGGCCACGACACCCGCGCTGCTGAGCGGATTCATGTCCTCGGCGGATCGTCAAACCGAGACCACAGGTGACCCATGACTGTAACACACGTACACGGCTCGCGGGTGACCCCAGCAAATACCCAACCGGATTCCACCGTCGGTAAGACTCCGTGGCGCGCTGTCGAACGCCATCCCGGTCTCGACCACTGCGTCGACGTCAAGGACGCCAACGGCAACACCATCGATTTCACATCGCCATTCGTCGCATCCCGCGTGTGCGTCGCGGTGAATGCGTGGACCGGGCTCTTCGCCGATTGCTGCAATTACCGTGACGTCCTGCGTGTCCTGCAGGCACAGCTCGCGCCGGTCAAGTCGGACCCGGTCATTAAACGCGCGCTCGACCTGATCGAGGAGACGCTGCATCCGGAGGAGATGTTAAGATGACCCATCGCAACTGGGGAGTCCCGCCGCCGATGCAACGGTTCCCTGAGCGCTACTACAAGCAGGAACCGATCATCGCTCATCGCAAGAGACGGGAGCGCATCTTGTACGCTGTCGTCCTTGTCGGCGCGATCGTCGCCATCATGAGTTTCGGGAGCTTTTGAGGTGAGCCAACGCCCGAAGCTCACCACGCCACAGCGCCTCGTCCTCCTTGTAGCTGCCAATGGTTCAGTGATGGAACGTGATCCTCATATTCCGACCGGTATCTATCGCAGCCTGGTGCATCCGCATGGGATGCTTCGTCTCGTCAAAGACGGATACGTCATCACCAACGAAGGACGTGAGGCGATCAGATATAAGCGCGGTGACGATCTGCTGGAGGCAGCCGAATGACCTGCAAGCACGAAAACTTCCACGCCAAGGTCGCCGTCGCACGGCTCGAAGACATCGGCGGCTTCATGGCTGAAATCACGATCAAATGCTCGCAATGCGACCTGCCGTTTCAGTTCCTTGGACTTGAGCCCGGGCTCGACATGCAAGGCGCACGCGTGAGCATCGACGGCCTGGAAGCAAACATCGCGATCTGTCCGCAAGGCAGCAAACCGAATCCGTTTCAGCGCATGCGCTACAACATCGAAACGTTTGACTGACATGCAACGCCGTCGCCTCACCCGTGCACAGAAAGTCCTCATCTTCGATGCCGCCCGCGGACTCTGTCACATCTGCCAGACGAAGATCTTCGTCGAATGCGGAGAGCGTTGGGAGGTAGAGCACGTCAAGCCGTTATGGCTCGGAGGCTCGGACACCTTCGACAATCTGGCACCAGCCCACATCCGTTGCCATCGTGGCAAGACGGGTGATGAAGCATCCAACCGGGCGAAGTCGGATCGGTTGCGAGCACTGCATCGGGGAATCAAGTCGGTGCAATGGCGGCCGTTGCCGGGGACGTATGCGTCAGGGATCAAGCGGCCGCTTGCCGGCGGCGCCTATTGGCGGGACAGCGGCAAACCACTATGGCGACGATGACCATTCCGATCTGGTATCTGCTCCTGCCGATGGCGATCGGCGCCCTCATCGGGGCGGCAATCGTGTGGTTGGTCGTGAGGAACGCGGCTGTGCCGCCTTGGCGATGATCGACGAGTTGATGCCATGACCACCAAACCGCGCAAGGAACCAGGTCGGACGTCTGAGGCCCACGTCTACATGACTCCGGACGATCGCGCCGCGCTCGAGGAGTGGGCGCGCGACGAATGCCGCAGCATCAATGGCCAGATCCTCCACATTATTCGGGAGGCGCTGGCTAGCCGTCGACAATCCATCGTGACACTATCGCCCGTTTTATCAGCCGATCGGGTGCGAGATGCCACAAGACGAGCAGCCGCGGAAACGCGCAGGTAGGGTCGTGAAGGGACGATTTGCAGCCGTGATCAAAGCCTTCATGTCGGAGCAGAATCCGAAATGGACGAAGTATGCGGAGGCGACCCGCGATCTGTGGGGACGCGAGCTGCGCTTGGCCGAACGGCCCGACACGCTCGGCGCCTATTTCGTCCACGAAATGCGGCCCTCCATCATCCAGGCCTATCTTGACGGGCTGGCCGAGTGGCCCGCGAAGCAGGAAGCGGCACTATCGGCGTTGCGGCGCTGCGAAAAGTGGGCGCTGGTGCGGGATTTGCTGCCGCATCCTATCACCTACGGATGTGAGGCTGAGGGGTCGGACGGCGGCCACATCCCTTGGACCGATGAACAGGTGTTTCTGGGTGAAACTCACGCCCGCGAAGCCCTCAGCCGCGCGATCACTCTTGCTGCCAACACCGGGCAGCGGGGCTCCGATCTGGTCAAGATGCGCTGGACCGACATTGAGGACTACGAGGGGCACCCCGGAATCAATGTCACCCAGAAGAAGACCAAGAAACAGGTTTGGGTGCCGTTTACCGAAACACTGATCAAGGCCTTGGCAACTTGGGAGCGTCGGCCGGGCTTCATCCTCCTTCACCCCGCCGGCAAGCCATGGACACGTCGGCGCCTGACCGGGATGTGGGCGCACGAGCGCGATACGAACAACGCGCTGGCGCCCCTGCGGCAGGAAGCGCTGGGGCCGGAAGCTGAGGAAGGCCTCGTGATGCACGGACTACGCGGCACCGCCTGTGTACGGCTCCTGCGGGCAGGCGCCAACACCAGGCAGATATCCGACATGATCGGGATGTCCGAGCAGATGGTAAAGCGCTACACGCGCTTCTCGGAACAGCGCCTCAACGCCATGGCGGCCGTGATTCACCTCGACAGAACACCCCGCGAACCGGGGGAAATTATACCCCTCCGTAGGGAAAGCTAAGGCTTTGAAAATGCTGAAACCGCCATATATATCCGGAACGTCCACCACCGACATTTCAGCGCTTTGCGCCACGCGAACGGACGCGGAACTCCCGTCGTGGGACGTAAATAGGACGCACCAGGAGTTCACGGCTTGGTGCCGCCCCCGCTTGAGCGCTTGGCCGCCGCTCGTCATCTGCGCAGCGGGCGCGTGCGGATGAGCCTTGATATCTGCGCGCGATATCCCGAGCGCACGTCCTTCGTGCGGATGCTCGCCGACGACGTGGCCGGGCTCGAGCGCGCACTCACACATGCGTCGTGACCGATAGGAGAGGTAAATGGCAACGAAGGAATTTTGCGACGGCTGCGATGATGAGATCAGGACGGACAATCGAAAGCGCAAGGTTTGCATCGAAGACCCGCGCAAGGACGTCACCCTCATGCACGGCATTCTCGACCTGTGCGGTCCGTGCTCGCGGCGCTATGACGAGATCACCGACCCGAGAAAGTGGGTCCGCTCGGCGAAGTCTGTGCCAAAGAAGAGTGCCGCGTGAACCTATAGCAGTGCGTCAGACTGCAATTTTCGGAGGTAGCCGTGACAGAATTCGAGATCGTGACCGGGCCGATTCCAAATGACCTCGCGAACGAGGTTTCAGACGCCATCCATCGCGCCATGGAGCGCGGGCTTGGCCTCGATGAAGCGGCCTGTGTCGTCGCTGGTGTTGCTGCTGACTATCTCCGCGTCGAATACGGCGACCGCGTGCTGCCGGAACTATGCGAAGTGATAACAGCGCGCGTAGGCCAGCCGTTGCCGTCCGCCGCGTGAGTTCGACATTTCAGTAGACTGCTATAGGGCCACTTGACACGTAGGGCCAGATGCCCTATAAGGGAAATGCAAGGGCAATCCTGCCCGGCGATGGAGAAACAGATGACGACGATGACCAACCAAGAGTGGATCAAAGCGGCGATCGAAAACGATCGAGGGGCACTGATCGATGGCGTTAAGACGCTCTACAACTGTCGAGAGGTCGATGTGAATGATGAGGGCGGCATCTGGATCGCCGATCCCCAATCCGGCCACTGGCTTGATGATGACGGCCTCGCGCGCGTCGCCCGCGCGCTGAAAGCTGGGGACATCTAAGTGACCGCCAACCAATTCCGCGCCGCCCTCAGCCGCCTCAGCCTCTCTCAGGCCGGGGCGGCCCAGCTCGTCGGCGCCGATCCTAGGACCGGCCGGCGGTGGGCTCTTGGTGAGCGGCAAGTGCCCGAGTGCGTGGCGATCCTGCTGCGACTGCTGCTCGCCGGCAAGATCACGGTCGAGGACATCGAGGCAGCGCGCAAGTAGCGCAGACATCACAACTGTAGGAGCTTCATCGTGGCAGACCGAATCGACGGTAAAGGAACCCGGCAGGACTCCCGGCCTTCAAGTCGCGCGTCAGCGACCTCTGACCATGGCATAGACCACCGCCGGCAGGTTGGGACGCCCCGCGATGAAGGCAGGTTTGAGACGTTCGAGGGCAGGCTGATGGAAGTCAAGAACCCGGGCCGTCAGGGCTGGTGGCGATACCACACCCACTACGACCGCGACGGCTATTGCGACAATCCGGCGCGCGGCTACTGAGGATTACAGTCGATGACAAGGCAGTCAGCGGAGGTACGAATGGCCGACACGATCAAGACGTACCAGGCCAACGATGTCGGTGCGAGCCAATGCCTCGTGACGCTCGAGGGCTTCATCGGCGACATGGACAACGCCGAACTGGCCGACGACAGCACCGTGGATACGAGTGACGCGATCACCGCCATCAATGGCTTGATCTGGTCGCTTGAGCAACGAGACGCCGAGATCAAGCGGCTGCGGGCATCTCACGCTGAATTGGAAGCGATTGGCAAGCGGATGATCGAGGAGAACGAGCGGCTCCAAGCCGCCAAGCGCCGCGCGCTCGCCATCGCGGACGAGCGGGCGAAGGAGGCAAATACACTGCGCGCGGCGCTCAAGGACATACTGCGCACCGCAAGCCTGCTACAGCAGAACGCCATCGGCTGCGCAACAAACCACCATGGTCTCGACATCGAATTGAATGGCTTGCCCGGCTGGCTCGTGGACACAAAGGCCAGCATCGATCACGCAACTGCAGTTGAGCAGTCTGCGAGCGGGCGGAGGTAACGATGGGTGACGAAATCGATCTAGTGGCCCGAACGATCTGGGAAAACGTGGCGCACCTGACATCCGACTACAGCGCCGTGTCGTTCGATCAGATCAAGGTGCGGCCTCGTTACACCGGCCTGCATGGCACGCTCCGACACGCAGCCGAGCGCGTGATCGCAGTGACCGCATATGGGCAATCTGCGGAACCGGAGGTAAAATGACGCCCGAAGAACACATCGAATTCTGGCGCAATGCTGCCAAAGCCAACAAGACCGATGCATCCTTGGTCGCATTCGGCATTTCAGCCGGCCTGCTGATGGATGAGGACCTGCGAACAGCCCTGCAACAGCTTATATTCGCCGCCAGAACAACCGGCGGGACGGCTGGACGAGACGAGTATCTATGCGCGGCCTGTGACGAAGCGGAACGGATCCTCTCTCGCTCATGATAGGGCAATACTTATGTCCATTAAGGAACTACCGCGGCGTTTGCGCGATGCAGCCAAATATCTGCGTGGGTCTTGGAAATCGACACATCAAGCAACCGCCGATCTCCTAGACGAGGCGGCTGAGGCGATTGAGAGCAAAGAGCGCGAACTTGATTTAGCATGGGACCGAAAGAAGAACTGGAGAAATCATGAATGACAACATTATAAACTTTCTCTCCTCAGAAGAGGGATCGTCAGATTTCCTGGTCGGACCGTTCCAGGAATACAGGGTAATAATTGAGGGGAAAGTGATCCCAAAACTGACTGGGCATGATGAAGGAGACAAAATCGCATTGGTCCTAGACCACCGATTTTCGGTCTCATTTCCAAAAGAGTTTGCGTATCAAGCGGCGTGGCTGATAGCGCATGCCATAGCCATCGGTGCCGGCTATCGTTCATTCCTAGCTACAAGCAAGGATGGACCGTTTGCCCCAAACGGCACCCGACTTGGGGAAATTCCCCGCACCTAGAGCTATAGTTCATAGATGAAGGGCTATAGATGCACGCTGCGAGGCACAAAAACGCAAGCCGAGATCGCGAAAATGTTCGGAATCACCGATGCGACAGTACGGGATATATTTCGCAGGCGCACATGGGTCGATGTGGCCTGATACCTCAACAATCGTACTCAAGAGATGAGCAATGCGGCGAACCGAGGATGATGGCGACCCATTCAATGCCGGATGGAATGCGGCGCTGGACGAGCTGATCGAGATCGTCAAAAAGATGCCGGCCGAGAAGGTGGCCGATGATGGAGTGCGCGCGCTGATCGCCAAGACTGATGTGCTTGATCTCGCACGCAAGCGAGGCACGTTTGTCTAGTCAATACCTCCAAGCTTGCATTTGCCTAATTGGCCGTAAAATAACGGTTGACTTTTCCTGACCATCGGATTAGTATGACCACATTGGATCAGTTGATCCTCTCCCGCGCCTCGGGGTCCAGGGGCGGAGTGACGGAAATGTATATCGTGACCGTTTTTGGCGCACAGAGCGACCCGGTAGCTTGCAGCAAGTTCCGATCTCGGCGCGCGGCCGAGGCGTTCGCCGCCGAGTGGGAAGGGCAAACTTACGTCAATCGCAATTCTGCAATCGAGTGCGATCGTGAGCAACTCTATCTCGTATCGATCGACAAGCGCTGAGCGATGACCTACGCGCAATCCCAGCGGCTCGCCATCCCGGCGGGGCGCGCAACAGACCGGAGATCACGATGAGACAGACATTCATCCCATGCGAAGAGGCGCCCACGCGCGCCGAGGCGCAGGACGTTGCGCCGTGGGCGGCGGAAATCATCGAATGCGAGGGCGGCTATATGGCCTTCGAGTCGGTGAGGGATGCTGAGACTTGGCAGGCGCAGTTGTGACCTACAGCCAGCGCCAGCGGCTCGCATTCGCCGACCCGCGGTTCACCGACCTCACTGGCCGACAGTTTGGTCGGTGGACTGTCATGAGATTTGACGACACATCAATCGCCGGGAGGCCCAAATGGCACTGCAAGTGCACATGCGGTACTGAGCGCTCTGTGGCCGGGGGGCATTTGCGCAACGGCCTCAGCAGGTCATGCGGATGTCTTCGACGGGACATGGCGCCTGCGATCGGAAGTTTACGAACGACGCATGGAATGCGGCGCAGCCCGGAATATCGCATTTGGGTCGGCATGAAAAATAGGTGCCTGAATCTGAATTGTGAAAATTATGCTGACTACGGCGGTCGCGGGATCACAGTGTGCGAACGCTGGAACAAATTCGAGAACTTCTACGCCGACATGGGGCCGCGCCCTAACGGCACTTCGATCAACCGCATCGACAATGACGGAAACTATGAACCCGGGAATTGCCATTGGGCAACCAACAAAGAGCAACACCGCAACAAGCGTAGTACGGTCATGATAGAATGGCAGGGCGAGAAGATTGCCCTAGCCGAATTAGCCGATCGCCTCGGAATAAAATATCAGACGCTTTGGAAGCGCTATTTGAAAGGACAGCAATTTGACTCTCCATTACGGAGGGTGCTGTGAACCACTGCCAGACAATGAGGCTCATCTACATAGATTGGCGCCTGCTCACCGCGGGCGCCATTCGCCGCGCGCACATCGCAGAGACGTTCGACGTGTCGGAGGCTCAGGCCAGCGTCGATCTCAATGAGTTCATCCGACTGCACCCGGACGTCATGCGCTACGACAAGACCGCCAAGCAGTACGTCCCCTCTAATGGCCGCTACCGCTCGGTCACCGGCTGGACACTACGGCGGGTCGAGGCATGGGCCGCGGCTGCGGCGGCGGGGTGTCCGGGGGCGTGGGCGTGACTCCTTACATGGAGGGCGGGGGCGCAAAAAAGCAGCGACGTGAGCCGTCCGGCCGCTTGCAGCGCCAGTAGCGCCCGTCCGGTGACGGTTGTGTCTCGGCTTCCGGGACGAGCTCGCCAGTCGCCATGATCAGATAACCATTCGCCGTCACCCTGACAGGCTCGACCATGAAGCAGTCGCCCTCGCCGCAGCACCATTCACCGGCAGGATTACGATGGCCGCCCCTCATAATCCACTCCTCGCCGGGCGGATGCGTGTGCCTGCCTGGCGGCCCATCAGCGAGCGCCGGCATCAGCGCCAACAGGATCACGGCCGCACAACCCGAAAGGGGATTTCCAACCTTGGCCCATGGATAGGGCGAAAGCCGGATGTGATCCCACAGTGATGAAAGATGACCGACAAGCGAAACAACGCGGTGCCCTCGTTCTCCGCATTGTCGAGAACCGCAGCATCGAGCCAGAAGGGGTTTTCCACGATCTGCAAGCCAAGATCGGACGGCACCCGAGTGTACCGGCGGTCGTATTGGCTGATCGTCCCGTTGGGCCGGACGATCTCCCGCCAGACCTCCCCCTCCCTCTCGCAATGCCGCAGCCACACGATCTCGCGCCGGACGAGGATAGCCTGACCCGCTTTCGCCGGGATGGGGGACAGCGTCACTTTGGCATACAGGAACGGCTCCCGGCGGTCGTAGTTGAGCAGGAGGGAGCCAATGATCCCCAGGACTGTCAGGCCTGCCGTCCACAGGGCCGCAACCGCATATTGCCCCAGGAGCTCGCGAAGCTTCGCCATTCTGTTTCCTCATCGCAGGCCCTTCAGGTTAATCAGGAAGGCGCCGACGCCGATCAGGAAACCGACCAGACCCGAGAACGTGATCACGGCCCATTTCACGCCCTTGGCCTGCATCAGGACTGCATGCATCTCATCGACCTTCCTCACCATCCGGTCGAGCTCTTCACCCATGTGCTTGATCTTGTGCTCAAGCACGACGATCCGTTCGTTGTTGGTGAGGGGCGTCATCGGCGGTAGCCGAAGGCGGGATGAATGAGACCAAAAGTTGCGGTATTGTTTGTAGCCAACATAGGACAGTACCCCTGTCTTGTGGTGGTAGGGGCGCACGATCGTCGCTAGCGAACGTGCGTCCCGCTGTGTTATCTGGGAAACATTTTTCCACCGCCGCCAATGAAGGGGGACAGGGCCCTCCAGCAAAGCAGGAGGACAATCAACACGACAATGACCCACATGACCTTCACCACCATCGGCGGCAGCGCAATGCCGAGTTGTTCCAGTACCCAAATCACAAGGTATATCAGCCCGACGACCAAGGCTATGTAGATCAGCAAGTAGATGATGTTTTCGACCATGACGGCCTCCTAGCGCTGCTCGCCGCGGCCTTCCTTCAGGCCAGCGGCATGGGCCTCTGTCTTTGTCGTCTCAACAAGACGATCTGTGATCGAGTTCGTGGCCAAGTGCACCTCATCAACCTTCTCGACAACAGCAGAAAGCTTGCGGCCATTGCGAAGCGAATTGAGAAGCGCGCCGATAGCCGCTACCGCCGTGAGGATCTGGGCAATCTCGCCGTAGGTCGGCATTAGAAGTCCTTGATCGGCGGGCTGCCGATGGGCGGCTCAGATGGCGTGATGGGAGGCAGCATTTCGGGGGGCAAGGTAGGCTTTGCACCCGACTTTTCCCGCGACTCTTTCACCGCCACGACCCGTGCCGAGACCTGCGGATTCACCTCGGCCGCCACTTGGGGATCGGACAGCTTCATTTCCTTGACGATCTTGTCGCCCTTGTCGTCCGTGACGGTGGCTGCCGTGACCAGCAGGTTATTGCGAGTCTTGGCCCAGATACCCCAGGCGCCGACGACAGCCGACGTTGCGACGCCGAGAAAAGCCTCGCTGGTCAGGATCGACATGACCTGATCAGTTGTGAACCAGCCCTTGGCCACGAAAAAACCCGCGATCGAGCCCCCGAAGGTAGCAACGAGGGTACGCAGCGCGGACTTCACTTGCTCGGAATTCATCTTCATTTCCTCATTTCGCACCGATTTCACGGTCGGCGAGCTTTTTCATCACGTCGGCATGAAGCTGCACGTTCTGCTCAGCGCTGCCGACGTAGGCGCCCTCATGCTTCATCTCCTCCCAAAGCACGCGCCGGCTGCTTTTGTCGGACGGCAACCGGAGCACCTTCAGAAGATCAACAATTGAGTTGCCGTAGTCGGTCGCGTCCGGGACGTCCGGGGCCAATTCAGCGAGCATGGCCCGCACCTCCTCATCGGTCATCGGGCCTACGGGCGGGCTGGGCTGATGCTTACGGCGCAACGCGACTAGGGCAGTGATGACGCCGATGATCACGGCGATACCGAGGAAGGGCATGGGTATTTCCTTTGGTTAGGGGGTAAAACAAGCTTTGATGGCAGCGCGTTCTGAGGCTGACAGGCAGCTATCGGCCTGCCGCTTTTGTGCCGGTGACAGTCGTTCGTAGTGGTGCGAGTTGGCTCGGATGAGAAAGCACGGCATGCCAACCCCACGCCGAACATCGGCACAGGACAGGGGTTCCGGTTTGGGCGCCTCCTGCACCTGTTTCGGCTTGGGCTTGGGCCGCTCGATCGAGCGAGACTGTACTTTCGGAGGGGCTGGCCGTGACTCAGGGGCGGGCGCTGGCTGGGTTTCCGGCTTGGCCCGTCTCTCAGGCGCCGGAAGCGGCTTAGGAGCCACCGGCGGGCTTTTCTGAATCTGAGCACTTGTCGAAGACTTGGGCGGGTACAGCCATTGGTAAATCGCGCTCAATGGGTCGGCCGGCGCCGCCATGGCATGGGTAGCCAGCAGGATGCCGGCAAGGACGAGCGGGGCGGACTTCATTTCGGGATACGGTTCTTAAGCAGGGTGCCGAGAAGTGAGAGGCCGACATTGGCGACGATGCCCCAGACCCCCGTCAGGCCGGTAGCGGCAATGGCGGCAGGAATGACTGTCGCGGCCGTACCTAACGTGGTCGGCTCCACTCCCATTCCCAACGGGGTGCCGATGAAACCGAACGCCTGCAGCACTGCGGAAGCCACAAGTCCGAGCACGCCGAGTTGGACGCTGGGGCGCTGAGAGGCCGGCGGGGGTGGTGCGGGCGCTGGAGGCGGCGGCTCGACGACGGGAGGCGGCAGAAGCGGCTGACCCCCGCGTGCCTGCTGGATAGCGGCTATCAGCGGCGGCAAGAGCTGCTGAATGAGCAGCGCCCAATCGACCTGCTGTCCAGGTAGCGGCGTTCCAGGCGGGAATATCTCTGGCGCTTTCGGCATCGTGGGTTCCTTTGGGGTTGCAGCCATTTCCAGTGCGGCGGCCCGGACCTCGCGCACACGGCGCCCCCAGCCATTGCCGAAGGTTGGCCAGGTGCTGAGTCCCTGGAGGAAGGCCAGCCGCTCGTCACAGATCTGATTGATCAGCGTCCGAGGATCGCTCACGCCGGACGTCGCTGCGATCGTGTTTGGACCGATCTCGCCATCGACCTCATGCGGAATGACGAGACGCTGCAGCACCTTCGCCGAACGGCTGATGCCGGAGTTCACTCCGTAGTCGAACACGGCATAATCAACCCCGGACGGCAGATCGTCGCAGCGCATTGCATCCCAGTATTTCGACCGATAGATCGTTTTGGCCTGATCGACCGTCATCCCACGGACATCGGCCGCCGTCCCATTAGGGTCGATGTAGAGCCGGTAGTCGATGATCGTGATGCCGAAGTTGGTGGGACCGCCTGGGTCGGACGGATGGTTGGAGTAGCCCCCCTCATGCTCGAGCAGCAGCGGAAGGCACTTGTCGAAGTTCGAGACAGCGGGCCGCATCGGCCGTGCGATGACTGTCGGCGAACGGCGCACCGAGCGCACGCCGCTGCGTTGAAACGGCGCGCGCGTCAAGCCATTCGACTGGTTGCCGCCGATGCACCAAAACGTGTCGCCATCGACCTCGTCCAGCACTGAAATATGATGCGGCGACCGCATGATGATGATGTCACCCGGCCGGGCTTGGCTGATAGGGATGGACTGGCCACCCCAGTCCTCGTCCTCCCATGCATCGACCCACATAAAGCGGAGCAGATCACCGTCACCAAACGGCGGGCGAATTCCATAGGACCTCAGCAGAAGCACGCCGATGAGAATGCCGCACCACGAAGTAGCGACATTCGCCAGGCGACAATAGCTCGTCATCTCCGGGAAGGCGGCGGCAATCTCCATCGCCAATTTGGGAACGTCTGGGCCGTCCGTGTATTTACCGATCAGCGATCGTGCGAGCGCAAGATGGGCGGGTTCCGCCATATCGGGACTCTGGGTTTGAGAGGATTTCTTCAGCGGAAGCAGAACGTCTACCGAGCGCGTGTACTCGCCGCCCGGCGACCAAGTGACACTCATATTGGTGTAGCCGCGCGCCGTGATGTCGGCGGCGGTGATGCTCGCCCACGCCCGCCCGGAGCCGAACGACACAAACCACACCGGAAAGTCGGCAGAAGGCCGCAGCGCCGCATAGTCAGCCGGCGAGCCCGCGCCCTTCTCGACGATGACGCCTACAACATTTGGATGACGAAGCCATTGTGCCCCGCCGTCAACAAGCTTGGCGTTCTTGGCAATGACACCGAGGCCATAAGATTCCGCCAGAGCCGTCGCCCGCATGACGGCTTCAAGGGGATAGGCATCCGGATTATCTAGCTCGATGTACTTGAAGCCTTGTTCTTTGCGGCGATAGAATTGCGCTCTAAGATTTTGTTCGAAGCCTGGCCCAGTTTCATCGGGGACTTTCTCGCCGTATTGCGCTGCCGTGTCAGTTGGCTTTCGGTACGGCGGAAACTCCCCAGAACCCGGCTCAACAAGCAAGTTGCCATATGCAATTCCAACGCCGCGCCTCGGTAGTCCTTGGTCATATGGGACCTCGACGGCAGCGCCGTCCTTGCCTTCGACCGGCCCGGATGCCCCTATGAGGTAGAGCAGTCCGAGCCCGACTAACTCGTTCATTTGAATGCATCAAACCCCGGCCAAAACATCAACAGCCAGGGGAAGACAACAAACAGGGCGGCGAGCCCCGCTGTGATGGCAAGGCCGGCGAACAGGGTTTCCATGTCGGGAGCCTTGGGTTACAGTTGGCCTATGAAACGCGTCGGATACCTGTTGGCCTTCGTGCCGCTCGCTATCGGCAGCGTATTTGTGTGCGTGGGGCTACTGTTCGTAATCCCCGCCTTTTTCCTGCTGAAGCGCTGTGATGACGAACTCGATCAAGCGGGCATCCGAGGCGACCTTACGCTCTACCCGCGCCACAAGGCACGCCTTTAGGCCAGATCATACGAAGCTCGATCTCGTCCGATGCGGCGAGAATGCGCTGTCTGACCTTCAGCAGATCACATTCAATCGGCGCGTCGAACAGGTCGATATCGTCCGCGCGCCGTTTATTTTCGACCTCGATCGCAGTGCGGATGTGCTTGAACTGGATTGGCCGCGCCCTGCTGAGATCAACGTAGATCGGGCCGCCGTTGGGCGAGCGCCTCCAGGCATTGCGAAACCAGCGGTCCTGCGGACCCGACTCCCAAAGCTCGTGCCCGGTCCAATCCGGCTTTACCTGCCGGTCCCTGATGAGTTCATAGGCCTCCGCATCGGTAAGCCCGCCTTCGCGAACGGCCTTGACCCAACGAACGGCCACCGATTCTCGGATGCCTTCTTGAACAATGGCGTTGATCTGTCCATCAACGCGACCGCAATACATTTTCTTTGGCTTGCCGCCCAACGTAAAGAACGACATGATCTCTGCAGAGGGGGCTATCGTGGAAACGCCGCCATCCGGCCTGGTCGAGAAGATGATCACGCAAAGTCTCCGAATGCCGCAATATAGACGCGATTGGTGTCCGTCAGGACGCCGGTGCCAAAGTTGGCGATATTGAGACGTACCGATGATGCCGTGGGTGCCACCTGTGCTGCCGCAGTTGACCTGTCAAAAGCAAGAATCATTGATGCGCCGCTGGCTGGCGTTCCCCCGTTGCCCACCGTGCAATAGTTCGCCGTCGAAAATGACGTTGTCCAGTTCACGGCATAGTCACCCGCGCCGTTATCTGTGATCGACGAAACGCCAGTTCCTACCGTGACTGCCGGCGTTCCCTCGCCGCTGAAATTGGCCCACGCCTTCGGATGCCTCGGATTGAAGTGCTGCCGACCCGGCGAGGTCAGCGTGCTTGTCGAGGTGCCGGTCTCCATGACCGCCTGCGAGGCAACCATGTCTCCGGACGCTGTAGTGGCGCTGATGGTTTGCAGCACCGCAGTGGAATTGATGAGGATGAACTCGTTCGAGGCGTTGACGTACACAAAGCTGTAAGGCGAGCCAGTGACGAGCGCCCCCGTGGGGATGGCTACAGTAGTCGAGACGTTAAGAGCCTTGGCGCCAAGGCCATCCACATTGAGCGTAGGCGAGGCCCCTGAGGTCGTGTGAGGAATGATAGTGACGATGTTCCCGCTCATGTTGGCGAGCAAGTCGAAGACTTGATTCGACGTGATGGTGTAGGCGGTCGAGGAACCGCCAGTCGTGACGCCGCCCAAGTCTTTGCGATACTTCGCAGCAGCGGCCATCATGCCGCGTGCGGAATCGTTCACCGATGACGGGGCCTGGCCTTCTGCCCAATTGATAGTGCTGTCCGCCGTGGCGTTGGATGCCGCGGTTACACTCCACTTATACCAGGTCAAAGCGGGCCTCCATGGGATTTTGCGCCTATTGTTGGGATTGTCAGGGACGTGGTAGGCTCAGCACATGCTTTCCGAGGAACAGGCGCTCTGGTTCACCATCGGGCTATTCGCCCTCTGTGGTGTCCTGGCTCTCTACAGGTTCGGGTGGAAACACTTGGTACAGGTGGCCGTGTTCTCGGCCGTTCTGTGCGGCAACGTCTATTTTCAGTGGACGCCGAACCCGTGGCTAGCCTGCCTTCTTGGTGTCGGCGCAGCCTTCATCGTAACTATTGTATGGGTTGCCATCGCTGATCAAACGGCAAGAGTGATGGCGCGCGGGGCTCGGTCGAGCCCAAGAGGCCACCCAAAAGGCCGGACCGTATCGCGCCCACATTCGGAGGCCGAACCCCCGCCCCCATCGATTGCCCCAAGGGAGACCGGGCCAAGATCGCCTGCAAAGCAGCTTGGGCCTGACGGCGCGTCATGGCATCGCCCGCCGTCTTGAGCCCATACCCAACTGCTGGCGCCACGGCGAGCAATGGATTGGCGACCGTGCTGGCGAGACCGTAGATACCGGCACCAAGACCTCCACCGCCACCAAGCAGCTTACCGCCGGCACGCAGCAGATTTCCGGTGCGGGACCCGACAACGGCCGTCTCCAGTTGTGCCAACTCGTCCTCGGTGAAACCACGTTTTCCCTTCTTGCTGGTCAGGAGCGTACGAAGCTTCTGCCGCGTGGCGTTGTCGATGTTGCCGCCGGAGTGTGCGGACCCAGCTTGAAGCTCGGCATTTTTCAATTTCTCGGCAACCCGCTCTGCGGTCTTGGCGCTGGCATAGTTGCCTCGCGCTGCCGTCATCGCAGCATTTGCCGCCTTCGCATCACCGGCCAATAGGTGTGACTGTGGAACGTTGGCGAGATACTTATCAAGAGCAGAGATCGCCTTGGATGCGGCGGCCTGCTCCACCGTATTGGTAAAATTCCCTGCCACCTTCCCCAGAAGCTCGCGCGTCGTCTGCAAGTCCTCGACTGTGTGAGCTGCGCCATTTATAGGCGTCTTGAGATCGTCAATTAATCCGCGCGTTTCGGGAGCGCGCTTTACATTCAGCTTTGCTCGGTCCAGTTCGGACAAAACCGAATTGGAAAGCCTCTGCACAGAATTCGGATTGAATACAACGCTGGTGACCTCCGGGCTCTTGTAGCCCTGAGTCGCGGCCTGCTGAACCTGCTCAATAGCTGGAGCGGCGGCGGCTTTCGGTGACGTAGCCCTTGCTCCGGCAAGACCACCAGCCACACCGCCGGCAATGCGGGCGTAAGGCTCGAGCGCCGTTCCCTTCGTTGCCTGTCCTGCGGTTTCACTGGTCAAGGCTGGCGCAAGCACTTGCCCGACCGCTCGGCGCGCAATGCCACCCGGCCCCGCAACGGCGCCCGGCAAGAACTCGCCAACGGTCTGGGCATATTCACCGGCCAGGGATTGCGGCTTGTAGAACTCTCCGGTGACACTCTCGACCCCAGACTGAATCTGTTGCGAGGTCGGCGCGACCGACAGCGCGGCAGATATAGGCGTAGCCGTTGCTACATTGCGTTTCAGCGCCGCAATCGTCTCTGGAGAGACGCCGAGCTTGCCGCCGACGTAATCGGTAGCAGATGAGGCGAGTGAGCGGATATCGCCCGGAAGCCCACCCAGACCAATCGCGCCCTTAGCAATACCGATACCGCCCGACTTCAGTGCATCAGCGCCGATGTCCACTGACGGCTCCGCAACAGGCGCGGACATACCGATCTTTGTCATAAAGTCGGCTTCCGGCATATCGCTGTAGAATTTCTTATGCAGCGCGCCCGCCAAGTCAGCATCCGACATGTCACTGTACTGCGGATACTGCTCGCGGATTTCGGAGATCGTCGGCATCAGCGAATTCCCAATGGGTCGGGCGCCTGCAGTTTGCCGCCCTTACCGGCCTGCTGCCGTGCCCGTGCGATACCAACCCGGATCACGGACTCAAGGTCCTTCAAAGCCTGCTCGAACCCTTCCTTGCTCTGCGTCCGGTCAAGCCGCGCAATGGCATCGGTCGCCTTCTTGCCCTCGACCTCGGTAATCTGGCCGCCACCCTTGAGCGAGTTGAAGGCTTCTAGGAACGCCTTACCCTTGGCCTGATCGACCAGAGAGACGAAGTCCTTTTGCTGGGTGCCAGGGACACCAGGAACAATACCGGGCACGCCCACAGAATACTGCTTGCCGGGATGATTGCGGATTTGGTTGATGGTCTGTAGCGCTTGCTCGGCATTCTGCTCGATGCGCGGAAGGTCGAATTCAGCCTTGCCGCCGGCCTGGCCCAGTTCCTTCTGCCTCTCAGCGCCAGCAAGGTCCTTCGGCACCGTCGCCACGGGCTGCCGTGTCGTGGGATCAAGAATGACCCAGTGTGTACCCGCATCCAGCTTGATCGGGTCCTTCGAAATCTTCACGCCTTCCGGGAGTTTCGATTGCGTGGCCACGCCGCCCTTGCCGAGCTGCATGACAGTGGGATTGCCCTGCGCATCAACGCCGTAGATCGGGTTTAGGCCATACTCACCAGCACCCGCGCGCTTGTTCGCAATCCAGTCCTGCAGCGTGCCCTTATAACCTTGCCCCTTAGCATATTCATATTCAAGAATGTCGGCAGGTTGCTGCCGCAGTTGTCTTTGGGCCAACGCCATCGCCATTGGGTCTGTACGCTGCCCAGTAGCAAGGCCACCAATCAGATTTGCAATTGCCGGGATCGGCGCTCCGCTGTTGCCGAAGCTCAGCAGACCGGCAAGCAGCCGATCACCAAAGCCAATCTCAGCGGGCGCCTGCGCTGCACTCGGAGCCGCCTGCAGGGCTGGCTGAGGGGCGCCCCTCTCATCACCGGCATTGAATGGATTAATAGCGGGCTGAGACTGCGGGGAGTAGGCCATGCGGCCACCGCCCAGCATTTCTGGAATCGACAGCGGCGAGCTCTCCACGGACTGCATGCGCGGCATCGCGGAAACACCACTCCACATGTCCGCAAAGCTGCCCGCCGGAGAGCCGCCCGCCATGGCATTGGGCTGTTGAGCCATGGCCTGAGGATTCTGCCACAGCCAGTCCGGCAGGATACCTGTCCCACCGCCACCAAATGCGCCGTCGAAGAGGCCCATGGTCAGGCTCCGAGGTCCCCGAGGATGCCGCCGATCGCACGCGCGTTCTCCGTAGCGCGGCCGTAGTTGACAGCCTTGACGCCGCCGACATCAAAGACAGCATCCGGCCGCACCTCGTTGGCCATCAGACCAATGCGAGGCGTGGGATCCCCGATGTAGTTGTAGGACCACACCGGCGTGCCGTCGTAGAGCTTGCCAACCGGCGCCTTGTTTTCCTTCACGCGGGGATCAGAGAACAGCGCGAAGAGAGCCGCCAGCCCCTCGCCCATCCCGGCCCCCAATCCTGCCATGCCCTCGCCCAGCGCAGCGCCACCGGCACCAAGTCCTTCAGCGGCTCCAGCGGCACCCATGCCACCAGCCGCACCTCCTGCCGCGCCACCGGCGAGCCCGGCCCCTTCCATGGCCATAGGGGCCGCACTGGCTCCCATGGCTCCACTGTAGTCTCCAACCAACCCAATCGGGGCGGCCTCACCACCAGCCGCCATGCCTCCTGTGCCGCCGCCGCCCTGGAATAGCTCTTGCCATTGCTTGAGATTCGACGGGTTGAGTGGGCCACTACCACCGCCGCCACCTTGCTGCTGCTGCATGCGCTGATCTTGCTGCTGCGGAGCAAACTGCATTTGGCGGGGCGCATACATCGCCATCAACTGCCGGAGGTCTAGTTGTGGATACATGGCTTAGCCCTTCTTTCCGCCGCCAAAGAGACTTCCGGCGAGGTTGGCCCAGCCCGACGCCTCCTCCACTGCTGACATTTCCTTGGTCCCGGATTGAGTGCCCGTCGTCGTGCCGAACGCCGACGCCGCAGGAAGCACGGCACCCATCTTGGCCAGCAACTGTTGAAGGGGAATCTGATCCAGGCTGGACAAGAGCCCCGCCGTCTGGCCGCCCGCCCCGTAGAGACTGTTCTGCGCTGCCAGCTGATTCTGCCGTTCGGCATTGTATTGGTTGGCGTACATGGGCGCCAAAGCCTCGGCTATTCCCTTACCGAGGTTTCCACCGTAGCTCCCAGCCCCTGCGGGATCACGTCCCGACCCGGCATAGAGAGCGCTCAACCGACCCTGTACGCTGTCGGCAACGCCGGTAGCGGCTTGCGAGAAGAACGGGTTTGAGTTGGGGTCAAGGAACTGTCCGCTCGCCGTTGGCGCAAGGTTGGTCTGATATTGCGAGTAGGCATCGCTCACCATCCCAGTGCGATCCGCGGTCGGCCCCATCGTGCCGAGTTGGTTCAGCAGCGGATTGAGTTGGGCCTGCGCCGGACCATACGGAGTTGTGGTCTGGGACTGTTGTTGGTCACTTTGGCTCTGACCTCCCACCGTCGCCTCCTATAGCGCTTTCTCTAAGATGACGCGCTTGCGTCGATAAGAGGGAAGCATCCTGTGCCAACCCTCTCTTCCATAAATGCGCGCTGCCGAGCACTTCTCGGTTCGCCCGTAGTCCTCGATCGTATCGAGCAGATGTATCCAGCGCTCCATGTGAGCGCCGCCGCAGGCAACAATGGTGCAGACCCGACGCCACTCCGTCTCTTCGATACGAGTGACCGCGGCGGCCTCGATGGTTGGACTGACGCCGTCCCACGCCACCCACAGAAGTGAGCGGCCGGACAGGATGTCGTTCTTGACCACCTCGAACGATCCGACCTGTCCCTTCTTCATTGCAACGAAGATCAGGCCTGATATCCTGGGCCAGACCTGATCGACCACGTCCGGCGGAATGCAGATCAGTTGCACGAGGCATCCCATGGTTGACATGATCAATTTCGAGAAGCGATACGGACCGACAAAAGAACCTCAAGACGAGCCCGCATTGCCGCAGACGCTGCCTGAAGCACAGTCCGAAATCCTGCGACTGTGCACAGAGCAGAAAATCCTGTTCGACATGATCGAGCAGCTTCAGTTACGTCTTGCTATTACCGGACGCGCCTAGCGAAGATGCCGCCGTAGGCATGACATGTGCTGGTGGTGAAATCCGCCCGAGCGACGAAGTAAAGCGTTGTCGTACTTGCTAGGCTGAATCTTACTGGTCCGGTGTTGGTCGTGATGTTTCCGCCACTACCCGCACCTGTAAAGCCGGCTGCCGGGATCGAGAGAATGCCCACGCGACCGATAGTCGTATCGAGCGTTGCGCTGACCAGCGAGACGCACAAGACGCCAAATGTGGTCACCGTCGTTCCAGCAGGATTAAAGAACCCGTTGACCCAGACATCCCAATCACCGGCCGTTAAGCTGATGTTGGTGATGTCAGCGGCAACAGCGGTTGTAAGAGCAACCTTGCTGGCTGCCGTGATGATGGAGGAGACATATTCACCAACGCTTCCCGCTGTCGCATTATCGTTCGTGCTTGTTCCGACGAATTGGCCACGGTTGAGATACTCAGCCAACTGATTAATATTCGAGACGATCTTGAAGAAGTCTTGCTCCGTGGCCGGCAGGACCGGAAGACTAGCCATTACCTCCTACCCTCCTGGCCAACCTCAGGCTCGACGCCCGTCGCAAATGTCCATGCCGTAGCGGACGGAATGCGCAGCCGACCCCTGGCCATTCTCGTGGAGACATTGGCCGGACACAGACCACGAGCATTCACAGCCTGCTCCGCGGAGTACGCCACCGACTCCTGCACAGTCTCCCTTGCTCCGACCGATCCGTAGCAAGTGGCGGCATCCGTGATGGGACGAAAGCCCTTGACGCGGAACCTGCGGGTCCCCGCCTGTTCTGAGGTGTCGAGCGTGGCCTCGATGTTACTACCGGAATAAAACCCAACGATGTGCGAGGTGCTGACCGCGGAGAGCCTCGCCAATGCGGCCGTAGAGATATCATCAAGTGATTGGGTCAGGACGTCGATCGACGAACTGATGCTATCCAAGCTCTCCAGCGTGATCCCTGGCGCCGCCAGAGATGCGAGATATTCTCCGCTCTGCTCGATCAGCGTCGGCCTGCCGATGCCGTAATCATAGCAGAGAATGAAATCGAAACTACCGCCGCTGCCCGCCGACGACTGGAATGCCCAATAGACCCTCGTAGCCTGCGGATCAGCCGCGCCGATGACGAGTTGCAGAGCGCTGGAATTGTAGTTGTCGAAGAAGAACCGATCGAACTTCTCCTTTCCGATTGCCTCCGGAACCCCCGTGGGGGCCATGCCATGAAAGCCTTGGGCGGCAAGCCAAAAGATTTTCTCACCGGCCCGGATAATGGAATACGGAGCCAGCAAGCCCTTATCTTCCGCGATCCTCTGAATCACAAAAACCGTGGGCGACCCCGGCGCAAAGACCATCCGGCGCATGGCGGTCTCTTGGAAGATCACCCCATACTCCCCGCCGGCCACGCCTCGGACAATGCCGCCGTCCGGCAAGTCCTGCGTATCGGATGAATTCGTGCCAGCCGTCCAGCCGATGGCTGATCCGATGGCAGACCAGTGAATGCGGAACGGAGTTGACGTGAGGCCAGTCAGGACCACAAACCGCCCGACGATGGCGATATACGCAGCCTGCGGAGGCGATCCCGCCAGATCAGCAAACGCCGCCGAGCTCCCAAGTGTGTACGCCTGCGGGTTTGCATTCGGCTGCACCGCGATGACAATCGAGCCGAACTGCGCGAACTGCCAATGATACCCGGTAGGGAGTGCGGTATAGTCGTCGGTGAACGAGTGCGTACCCGAACCAGCAGAGGACGTGTTGATCGCCGCCCCGCCGGGAGTCAATGATACCTGAAACGCGTTGGCCGTGAAGCCTGCCGATATGATGTAGTAGACCGTTCCGACCGTCAGGCCGGTAGGCAATGCCCCTGACGTTGACAGGACAATCGCATCGCCTATGGCACGGCCGTGACTGTTGAGCGTGAACACCGCCGGGGAGGCGTTCGAGATCGACGTGAGCGCAGTGACCTTGGAGACCGGCACCCAGGTCAGCGTTGAGTTGTCCAACCTGTAGAGCCGATCAGAAGTGCCGGCGAAAACCGTAATGCTGCCGTCCGTGTTCTTTGCATAGAAAAAACCGCGGCAGGTAGCGGGGAGCGCCGCGGTCAGCGCCTGGAACGACTTGAACGGCATGTAGCCGTCACCCCGCGGCAGAACGTTCTTGATGGTCTGCGAACTGATGCCCTTGTATGGCGAGAGGTCGGGAGCCCACTCGGGGAACGGCAGGATGTCGCTCACGGCGTTGGCCCAAGCACCTTCACAACACCCGAACCACGCGTCTTGTTGCTCAGCTTCTCGATCTCCTCGAAAACCTCATCCCTGCGCGCCTTCCACAGCATGATGCGCTCGTCATTGCTGCCAAAGGCTTCCGCCTCGCACAACGAGCCGAACAGGTAGAGGTCAGGATGCGCAGTCAGCAGCCAGTTGGTCGTAGCGACATCCGACAGCGATGCGACCTTGGCAAAATATTTGAAACTGATGTCCGTCGTGTCCGATGATCCGGTCCGGAACGTCGCGCCCTCAATCGTGAACATTGTAGGGTTCACGGAGGTCACTATTGGACGGCTTGCATCCAGATAATCCGGCTCGACATACTCCAACACAACAGGAGTATCACCCGTCCACTTTGCCTGCCGCCACGAAAGATAATCGGCCGGAATGGCGGCTTCTCCGGCCGATGGCGTCAGCGTGGTTGAGGTCTCCTGCTGCCGCACACGAAGCCGGCGGTTTGCCGTCGCCTCGAACAGGGCAATGAACTCAGGAACGCGCGCGGTGAAAAGCTGATGCGAGAGCCAGTTATCAACGGCAGTCTGGAGCGTCGCATAGTCACTGATGGCCACAGTCTATCACCGCTTTGGAAGAGGTGCCGATCCGCCCTGGCCCATGCCGTCATCCGGCGGGAGTGGAACTGGCTTGCCCTTGGGTTGCTCGTCTTTGGTGCTCATTTGATATTCCTCCAAGTTACATGGTTCTTGACGTTAGAAATTGCCGTAAGACTGACTTTGTATCTGCGAGCCAAAACGGCATTTGTCTCGCATGAAGATCGGATAGTCCTAACATCACCTTCAGATAAAACTGCTCTCCCACTGATCCCCCTTTTCAAGCCGCGCCTATACGCATCCTTATGGTTTTGAGAAGAGGTTCCAATGGATAGGTGCTGGGGATTAACACAAAGCTTGTTATCACAACCATGAAGAACTTCCATCCGATGGGGTATCGGACCGTGTGCGGCCTCGCATGCAAATCGGTGGGCATAAACTGTCTGTCTGCCAACTTTGAACCCGCCATACTTCCCGGCGAGGGTCCCCAGCCACAAAAAACAGCCACTATTTGGCTCTGGGATCGTCAACGCCTCGAAGCGCTCAAGTATTGGTCGCGGTTTTGGTCCGTATGCCACTAATCCGTCCTCAAAAATTTCCAGTCAGGGTCTTGCAATTTCTTCCAGACCAACCGATACCACTCTTCCGAGAGATAGCGGATATCGTGTCCGCTTTCCCACGCCTCATTCAACCACTGCAGCAGAATGACGGTAGGAACGTTTGCGATGCTGCGCCCCCAGTCGCTCTTTTGCTCCTGGCTGCGCAGCGCCTTGTTGTGCTCGAGGATCGGCTCGACATCGTCTTCCGACTTGACATAGAGCCGCCGGTCGCTCTTATCGAGCTTGATGGCCGTAAGGGGCATCAGCCAACCTCAGTGATCGTCAGATTGGCCGTTGAGGCCGTGCTGCTGGCCGCCGAAAGTCGCTGCCCAGGCGTTACCGTGATATAATCTACCGTATTTGCAGGCAGCAGTGCGCCGGTCCCATAGATAGTCGCAGCCGTGCTTGAGGGGGATTGGTCGATCAAGAGCCATGTCGGCTGCGTGGTAGCAACCCGTATCTGACGCGTCTGTGTCCCGAATACAGCAGTTGAACTGCCGGACGTGCTATTGGGGGCTAGCGAACTCGTAGCCCCCCAGCGGTAGGTACCAGTGAGTGGCATGGTAGCCTCCTTCACTTCCTAATGGTCGCGAAAATGGTCGCGCCGATGGTACTCGTATTGCCGCCGGAAAAAACGAACTGGATTCCATCGCCTTCATTGACAAAGACCGGCGATGGTGGGGCTACGAATGCTGAGGTGCCGGTCGCGATCGCGCCGCCAACAGAAGTACTCGTAACTGCAGCGACATTGTTGATCAGCATCGCGATTGTCATTGTCGAGGTCACGCTGGTAGTCGGCGCGAGACCAATTTTGATCACCTGCCCCCTGGCCGGCACGGGGAGGGGTGAAGTCGTCACGCCTCCGGGCGTACCAGCGGTCGATGAGAAACCAGTTATCGTTACTTCTGAGAACGTATGACTATCTTGAAGAGGCATGGCACTTGCTCCTTATACGGCCTGCTTCAAGGCCGCGAAGACTTCAATCAGTTTCTTGTCGGCTTTCGCCTTCGCGCGCAGATAGCCCTCATCGGGAGGAGCCGTTTCGCCGCGCTGCGCTTCGATTTCCGCGGCGTTGTTTCGAACGTTGTTGTTGATCCAGTAGGACCGAGCCTCGATCGGCTGATAACTGTTGCACAGAACCTGCTTTAACCAATCCGGGCTTTCGAACTCGGGCGACAGGATGATGTCCCGCGCTTTAAGTCGGCGCTCCAGAGTCATCAGGTCGAAATAGCGCGTCCAGTATTCCAGATCATGCATGCGGATGGTCTTGGCCGGACGCAGCGGAGCCGTGCTCACATCCACGTCCACACAGACGTAGCGGCCGATCATCCGGCAGATGTCGTCAAGTTCATGGTCAACGAACCAGTACGGATATTCCGGGTTGTAGGTGTAGCCCAGCTTCTCCACTAATCCGGCAGTAGGAGCTTGAAGACCGGGGAATGACGCATTAGCCATTGGCGTGTAAACGCATCCAATGCCATCGGGGAAGAGGCGAGCAGCATTGATAATGCCCTGATCAAATCCCGGCGTGAGGATCGGGGCGCAGTCCACCGCCAGAAGATAGACATCCGCCTTGGCCTCCGTGAGAGCGCGGTTGTACTTCTCGCCCCGGCTGTCCTCCCTTGGCTTAATCGAGACTTTGACCCGATCGTCAGTCGGAAGTCGGCCCAGCGCATCGATGGTTGGTTGATCATCGTCATCGACGCAGATCAGGATGCGCGTATCGTCCCGGCTGACGTTGAGGATCGTGTGCGCCAGTGTTTCCAGCAGGAGGTTCGGCCGTCCCCTGGTGGCAATCGCCATTGTGAGCTTCATGCTTGCACCGCCGCGCCATTCGCGCCTTTTCGAGCCGTTCGCGTTCCCGGCGGCGGCGGTTGGCCTCCCGGTTCCACAAGCGTCTCTGCTCGATCAGTTGGGCTGGGCTGTACTTCCGGGGTCGGCCTCTCTTCTTCCACATCGTCTCCCTCTAGTTTCCTGTTCTCCACACCCGCCAGGATCACGCGCGGCGCACCGGCCTTGACAGCGTCGGCCTGCTCCTTCTCCAGATCGACCTTCACGCCCTGCGTCGAGTTGAAGAGCGTTCTGACATCCACGTTGGGATATTTCTGATTGAGTGCCGCGACCTCGTCAGTCTTGCGGACGTTCCATTGCTCAAGCGTGCCGTGGTCGTAGATTTTCAGCCCGATGTGCTTGAGGTGAATTGTTGGATCGATGTAGATCGTCCCGCCACAGCCGCGGAAACGCTCGCAGAATACATAGCTCTCGTCATAGATGCCGGTCTGCCGGTGAAGGTTGTCGAAGAACATCCAACAACGGTGCGAGGCATCGCCATGCGCATCCGTGTATTCCAGCCACGGCATCTCAGCGACGATGCGCTCCAGCGCGCTCCTGCGAATGCGCATGAAGCCGGCGGTCGCGGCCTGAACGACCCAGAGGCCGTTGTGCTGGACCAAGCCCTGAGACGACCAGCGCAGCGGAAAGTTGCCGGACTCATTCTTGAAGGGATAGGCGCCAGCAACCACGTCCACGTCGTGCGAGAGCAGCTTGATCAGGTCATCGCCGTCCCAATACACATCAGTGTCGATAAAAACGAGGTCGGTCCATTTGTTGGCGCCCTCCTCGGTCAGAAACCGGGAGGCCAGTTGACTACGGCCTCGCGCCACCATGCTGTCGGACTCACGCAGGACGTAGGAGAAGCCCCAGCCCAATTGCCCGCACCTGGCCGCCGCGATGGTCAATGCCATCGCCGAACGGATGAACATCTTGGCGTCGTAGGAGAGCAGCGCCACGCAGACATGACGCTTGGGCAGGCTCAGGAGCGGGTCGGCCGGCGGCTTGACTTCCATCGTGGGAAGGTGCTTGGCCGCGAAGGCTTTCAACTCGTCAGAGGTCGGGCCGGTCATCGCTTCCCCACTCCTATGGCTAGCCTGTAATGGCAGAGAGGCCCAAAACCCGTGTGGACCACTTCATCCGACATCCCGAACATGAAGACGTTGTGAAAGTGTCGGCTCATCGTCTCGCGCAGCTCGTCCTCCGTCTTGCAGTTGACATGGTGCAAACGGGATAGCTCTGAGGCGTAGGGCTGCGATTCCTTCGACGGCATGCCGATGATGAGGGCGCCGTCCGGTGTCATGCATTCCGTGATGTTGCGCAGGACGTTGTTCTCGTCATCCGGCTTGATGTGTTCAAGAACATCGAGCGCATAGCATGCGTCCCACTCGCCACCGAACGGACCACTGAGAATGTCGTGCTGTTCAAATTCGAGCGTGAAGTATTTTGCTACAGGAATCTGCGAATCTACGCCTACAAGACGGCCCACTACTGGCTGTACAATCTGTGCGCCTGTCCCGTCGCCGCAGCCTATTTCTAACACGCGCCCATAGCCCTTGAGCATCTTGGCCACGAACTTGTAGCGGGCGAGCACGAAGCCGAGGTGCTTGGGATCAGTTGAGAACGAGGCAGCGTGCATACTGCCGAGATGGACGTTCATGTGAACTCCAAAAGAGAAGGGCGGCAGATTGCTCCGCCGCCCCCAAGTGGCTGGGAGGTACGCCTAACTAACTGGTAGTCGTATCAAAAACTCCACCAGATGCTTTCTCGTTTCTCGCTACCAAAGTGTACTCGCTGAGTATCTGCCGACGCTCGCTGTCGCCAGTCCGGGCCAGCGGAATGGAGACCATCTTGCGTCCGCTCAGGAACGACACGGCCCACATGTCCATCTGGAGGATCAGCACGTCACGCGCCCGCTGGAAGCGGTTCGGGGTAACGCCAAGCTTGCCGAAGTCACTCTCGTAAAACTCGACCGAGGCGACGATCTTCTTCGCCTTGGCGTCTTCCATCGGAGTTGCCCGGCCGGTGAAGGTCGAGAACTGCTGCTTGTTGAAGCCGCCCACCATGATGGTGTCGGGCTTGCCGCCGTTGGTCCAGATCGACTGGAGAACAGTCTTCATCAGGACTTCGGTGAAGGCCCGCTGCGTCGAGTCGGTACGGGTGCCCGTACCGTCCGCCGCCGCGGGGTTGCCGGAGGTCGAGGAACCGGCGGCCGTGCCGTTGTTGGAGTTGGTGTTGGTCTTGATCCAGGAAATGACGGAGGCCGTTGCCCTGGGAGTACCCGCGGCGCCGGCCACCTTGGCCTGGTTCGTCCCGACGATGATGGTCTCCATGTCGCGCTTGAGCTCCAGGCCCTTGAGCATTTCCTGGTACTCGAGCTCGTCGTCGCGGCCGGCGTGCTCCACCGCCCGCTGGGTGCCGGACACGCGGGCGACCTTGTCCGAAATCTGGCAGATGTTGCCGAGACGGACGGTCGGGGTCGCGGTGTCGGTCGTCGCGTCATCACCTTCGAGCACGGAGTTGACGCTGTTCACGGCGGCGAGGGCCTGGGTCTGCCATTCATGATTGACGGCAGTGGCCTTTTCGCGCTCGAACCCGGTCATCGCCGGGGTATCGGTGGGGTCGATCCGATAGATGATATCGGAGAGGTCTTCGCGGTTTCCGATCGCGGAATACGTGAGGAGGGCTGCTGCATCAACGGCCATGGCCGTGCCTTTCTAGCGAGCGGAGCGCCGCGCCTTCAGCAAGCTTGTTGCTGCGCGGAGCGCATTGAGGCCGCTCGCGTTATCGAGTTTCTTTCCGAGGGTTTCGATCTGCGCTGCCTGTGCCGCCCCTTTGGGCTGCGCCGCGCCGGGCCGCTGAACCGGCGGAAGTGGCTTGGCATTGTTCACGACTGTCTTCGCCTTGGCCTGCGCCTGATCCCAGAGCGCCGCTTTGTGGATCATCAACTGAACGCGATGGTCGCGGAAGGGAACATTGATCTTCCCTTGCCATGCCTGCGCCAGCTCGATTTCCTCAAAGCCCGCGCCCTTGAGCGTGGACATGGCAGCCTTCTGGAGCTCGGCCGCCTTGGCGGGATCCGCCATCTCAGGGACTTCTTTGGCGAAGAGCTCACCTTCCTTCTTGGCGAAGTCGGCGAACTTGGTCTGCGCTTCCGTCATTTGCCGCTGCTGTGACGCTTGTACTTCCTGATAGACCGCAGCAACCTGCTTCTGTGCGGCGTCCCACCGGATGTATCGCGGCCAGTCCTCGGCAGCCATCCTCTGAACGTCCTGCATGGTCTTGACATCGGCAAACTCGCCGGCCATCGCCGCTTGCAGGTTGTTCATCAGGATGGGAAGGGCAGACTCATACTGTTGCCTTGCCTGTTCCACCGCCTGCTCTTTGGCCGACAGGCCCTTGAGCTTTTCAGTGGCCTCGTTTTGACCGCGGCGCACTTCCCGGTCGCGTTCCTGCTCGCGCTCCGCAATGTATTCCTGCGTCTCGCGTGGGAGGCTCGCCCACCGTTCTTTTGCGTCCTTGGTCCAGAACCTCGGGGGCTCGATAGGCGGCTGTTCTGCCGGTTCGGGCTGCTCTTGGCTCTCACCGCTGGGCTGTCCTTCGACAGGTGCGGCGTCTTCCGCTTGCGCGGTCGATTCGGGCTCCGCAGCCGGCGCGGCTTCCGCTGCCTGGACTACGGGCTTTGATTCTTCCTTCGACTTCTCATGCCGCCATTTGCCTAGCGCCCTAGCAGCCTCGCGCGGGCTGATCGGGGCATCGCCGGCCGGTGCCGGGACGGGGGTGGCGGGCGCCTCGCCGGTATCAATGCCTACATCGCTCATGGGCTATCCTTGCTTGCTCGCCAGCCGCTCAAGATCAGTCTTGGCGATCTTCCCATCGTTCAATACTGTGGTCAGGTGCTGCCTGACCTTGCCAACTACCTGTACGGCCTGCCACAACCGCTCGCGAGCATCAGTGTCCCGCGCTGGCGTTGTTTTCCAAGCCTCGGTGTATTCTTTCTCCAGATACCCGAATTGTTCCCACAAGAATTCATTACGCAGCAGCGCATCGGCATAAGCAGCCTCGGTAATCTGCTTTTGAATCTTGTCAGTCATGTCCGTCCGTAAAACCAGCCGGTTGCCGTCGCCACGTACACGAAGCCCGGAATTGTCTTGTGCCCGTCAATGGACTTGATCGCTGAAAAGACGCCCAACGGATAATCCCCAATTTTCACCCATGTCGAAGCGTTGTCGATCGAGCGCCAGATGCCGTAGGTCCCGTTATTCCAGCCAGACACATAGATTGCCGGATAGGACTGACCCGGATAGATCGCCCCGAACCCGAATGCCGTGACCTCGGTAAGGTCTCCGACTGCGGCCCAAGATACCCCAGCGTCAGTCGAGCGCATGAACTCCGTGATCGAGGGGTGCGGTGCGCTCTGTACTCCCGAGGTAAAGAACAGATGCCCGGCCTGACCAGGGACGCTGTCCATGGTGACGGCAAAGCCTGAGAAGTCCGCGACCTCACCCTCGAACACCCGCGTCCACGTCGCTCCGTTGTCGGTCGATACCCACACACCCGTTGCGGTCGATGGCGTGTCCGAACCAGAATTGTAAGCATAAAACTTGTTCGCCGTGACCCGATCTGCGCAGATGTTCTTGCGGTTGACGTAATAGTTGGCACCCCAGCCGCGATTTCCGGAACTCGGAACACCTGTAGGAGTCACCAGCGTCCATGTGCCGCCGGAATTGGTCGTATAGAATAGGTCTCCCTGGTTGCTCTCAGTCCAGACATAGTTCGAGGCACTGGCAGCAGCGATACAGCCGCCGGACCTGAAAGGACTCGGCTTGGCCGCGAACTCCGTCCAGGTCTGCCCGCCATCGGTAGACTTACCCGAGGCGTCCTCACCGACAACGTTCTGCTGATCGTTGAACATCCCGACCAAGGTTGCTGGTGCTCCCGCCACCCAGTCAAGCGCCCAGCCGTGGCGAAGCTGAATGTCGTAGTCAGGACCGTGATCGGCCGGATATGCATCCGGATTGGTGACATAGAAGACCGGGCGATCCCACGCACTGACAACTGGGTTTCCGTTGGTCGGGGCGATGACCCGATTGCCGATCAGGTTCTCGATGCCCGCGCTCTGCGATGTCCAGGTTGTTCCCGGTGGGGTCGAGTACCAGATGCCTATCCCTTCCCCGACGTAGAGCTTGTTCGAGGCGCCTGGGTCGAACATCGCGGCGCCATTCGAGAAGAACCCCTCATTCGTCTCCGCCAGCCAAGGAACATCCGAGGCCGTACGGGTGATGGTCGTGACCCGCGACCAGTTGGCTCCGTTGTCGGTCGAATGGTTCGAGGTTCCGTCGCTGTTGACAAACACCACATGCGTTGCATCGGCAGGATCGACCGCTACCGACCAGCCGCTGCCGCCACCTCCTCCGGAGGGAGCCATCTGCGACCATGTCGCAGACGCATATTTGTTGTAGTTGAAGCTCCCGTTCGAATTGTCGGTTAGCCAAAGGACACCGTTGGAGCCGATGTCCATTTTCCGGTGCGTCGTCGGGGTACTGGTGGTCAGTGTCCAATTCGCCCCGGCATCGGTCGAGTGATAGACACCCGTCCCATAAACCGAGGCATAGATGCCTTGTGTGCGGCTCCCAGTGACGCTGGAGCTCGGATCGAACTTGAAGATCGTCCCGCCGCCAACCACTCCCCCGGAAGGAACCGTTGGCGTCCCGAAGGTGCTGATCTGCGTCCAGCTGGCGCCCGCGTCAGTGCTGATCCACGCTTTGGCCGATGGCGGGCCGTAGAACAGCACGTCCGCATTTACAGGATCGACCGCGATGTAGGGACCGAATGCCTTGGCTGGATTGTCCGTCGCCGGATTCGTGGCGACCTGCGTGAACCCCGTCCTGGTCCAACTCGCTCCGCTGTTGTCCGACCGATACACCCGGCCAACCCACGCCATGTAGAACCGGCTGGTGTTGGACGGCGCTATGACAATCTCATTTGAACCCGTCGCAAAATCGGGATCGACATCCGCCGCCGGCATCGAATTGGTGGTTAACAGTTGCTCCCAGCTCGAGCCCCGCCACACATAGCACCCGTAGGCATCGGTCCGGCAGACCTTGACCCCGTCCGAGGTCATGTCGATGCCGGTCATGTAGCCGCCAGCACCGATCTTCAATTGGAACCATGTGGCTGCAGGCTTTAGAAATAGGAACACCGGGCCCCCTTGTCAGACCGGCTCAATCCTGCTTGAATTTCGCCATGTCGAAGCTTGTCACCGCACGCGAATTAAAGGCCGGCGATGTCGTCATTTCTGATGGCGAAAAACTCACAGTCGCCGAAGCCGACTACGCCAACCGGATGGGCCAGAACCCGGTCATGATGGGCGGGTGGGAGGGCTCAAAATTCGCCATTCGTGTGAAGTTCGTCGATGATCCAACCGAGCACCACATGTACCCGTCCCAATTGGTCCGCCTCTACCAAGCGCCATAAGCTGCGTGCATGTTTGAATTCAAACTCGTGCGATTTCCGGCGCTAATCGTCCCCGCCACATAACCGCCCTCCATAATGACGTGGTTGGAGTGCTGAGTACCGGGGCCGAACGCACCGAGAGCAATGCTATAGGCCGTCAACGATTGTGTTCCGGCATTCCCGGTAGTCTCTGAACCATCAACTCTATTCACGGACGAAGCACCATCAAAAATGGCCTGGAGGGCATGCATCGTATTTGTTGTTGCCGCCTGGTCGAACGAGAGCCCGGAATAGGCCCTGAAATTTGCGCCGCTCGTATAGTTGGTGCCGGCGCCGTTAAAGCCGCCATCATCGATGGCAATAATTCCCTGGTCTGTAGCGTTGTCGGGTTGCTGAGCAATAACCACCAAACTGTACGGCTGCGACTGCGTGATTGTCGAGCCGCTGAGCAATATCGTGTTGGAGGCCCTAACGAACGTCATGCCGTAAGACGTGCCGATCGCATTGGCTGTCACCGTTGGACGGTTTCCATCCGTTCCTTGCGTGACATGGTTGGTCCCGACCTTGTCGTAGACCGTGACAACCTTTCCCGTCGTCGCCGTCAAGAACGTCGCCAGCGTTGCGGCGTCCAGAGTCCCGTCAGCCAGCGTATTGATGTCGGTCTGCGCACTGTCCGAGGCGCGCACGACCCGAATGGCAGCAGTCCCCGCAGTCGCCGCGCTGTAGGCCCGAAAACCGCCCCACCAAGTAAAGGCGACAATGTCGCCCGGCCCCGTATAGGCCGCTCCACCGGCCACCGCATCGAACGGCCGCCCTACCCCCGCGCGTAACAGGCTCATACCAGCACATAGGCGATGTGAACGCCGACGTTCACGTTCGACGGAGCTAAGGTCAGGCCCAGCGCGGAGCCCGTCGCTGTCTCGAACCATCCAATAGGTGAGAACGGCAGGACGTAGCCATAGTTCGAGCCCACCGCGGCATTTGGCGTGAGATCAACCGTGTTGGACGAGGTCCACTTGGCCGTCACCGCACCATTGCCATGCAGCGCCGCATTGAGCACGCGGATTTTCCTGCCGGACGTGGAGGCAACGATTTGTGTGCTTGTCACCGACGTGGTGGTCTGCGCAAACACCGGCGCAAGGCTTGTCACGCCGTTGTAGAGAATGTTAGTGACGTTGGCCACCGGGATTGGCGTCTGATCGGTAGGCAACGCCACCATGTGGACGCCGCCGGCTACCGACTGCACCGCGGTCGCAAGTGAACTCACCTGAGACGTGTCGATGGCAACGCGGATGGTCCTGGAGCCGCCAGAGCCCACACCGCTGTCGAGCGCCGTTGAGCCCAGCGCGGTTATGTTTTGAACGAGCGCAATTGCAGCCACCGTAGTGACCGCTGAGACTGTCGTAACGGCCGCAACGTTGGTCACCGCGGCAACGGTCGTAACAGCATTGACCGTATTGACTGTATTGAGCGCGGTGACGGTGTTGACCGTCCCGATCGTAGTGACGGCAGCCACCGTGCCCACGCTGGACACGGTGTTCAGCGTGCCCCTGACTGCCACCGAGCCAGCCAGCAGTCCAGCCGTCGAGTCAACGCCGATCCGGATCAGCCGCAGCCGATCCATCATGGTCGAGGTTGTGGGGGTCGATGAAACCTCACCCACTAGGGCCGCTATGGTGTTGAGCGTATAGACGCTGCCGGTCCCCGCAACGGGAAGGCCGGAGGCGACACCGATCTCGGTGAGATATGCCATCAGTTGTCCCTAGCTCCGGGAATTACCGGCCACCACTCGAGCCCTCTAGAGTTTGCTGTGGAGTACACAATCGTAATCGTTTCCTGTCCGAAGAAGCGCTCGACTAGCGGATTGTTATTGAGCCATCGAGCCAGCTTTGTGTCCCTACACCACAGCGTAATTGCCATTAATTCAGCAGGAAGAAGGCTATTGCCTCCTCCTCCTCTTCAAGCTCTCGAATAAGCGCCAACGCCAGCGCCGATGCCTCATTTGCTTGTCTGACCCGTGCAGCCAAACTATCCGCCCTCGCCGCGCCCTCGAGGAGCGTTTGCATGCGGGCAAACTGGTTTAGCTGTTCAAGCTCTGCCTCGTGCACAAGCTCTATGACTTCCCTTGCCAGCGCTGCTGCGCGCTGGAGGGCCTCGTGCTCTTTCCTGCGCTTGGCGAGTCGCGCGCGTTCCCGAACGTCACGCTCGGCCGCAACGAGCGCCTTGAGGTCGTGCCATTTCCCGCGCGAGAACCAGCCGGCAACAATCGTCCCGCCGGGATCAGGCGGAGTCTCGGTTACCCCGCCTTGTGCTGACGTGACGATGAGAAGCTTGATGTCGTTCGGATCGGCAAAGGCCGGGACCGGGTAGAGGAAGATGTCGTTCATTCATCTAGCTGGGCTCATACAGAGGACTCTGTGCTGCCATTCGGCGCTGAATCACTTCCTCAGGATGATCCTCGTCATATTTTACACTTTCCACGTAGATTTTCATGGATTCTGCAAACTCACGCTGCTCCCGTTCGCGTGTTAATTTTGCCTCTTCAGACTCACAGGGGACGGGAGGTATAGCGGGCAACGGCATCCAATATTTAGCTGTCTGCCCATATTCAAAATCGGCCTCATACGGACAAGCCCACGTTCCCCCTTCCGGCCCCGGCTCCCAATTACCCTCTTCGTCGGTCTCCCAGCGAACTATTTCGGCGCGTGGATAGCTATACTCGTACTGCAGAATCAAAATAAGACTGCCGTCCTTCGGTGCCGTCTCGATTGGCTGCCACATGTCAGAACCCCAGATAATACCAAGACTGCCCGGCGCCCGCCCCCGGATCTGGTATCTCGACTGGCACTAGGTTGTTAAGCGTTGTTCCCGCTACGTCAGGACTGCCGACTAGATACCCAACAGCAAAGCAAGCCGACGTGCTGCTGGACAGCGTCGCTGTATAGGCGCCGACGCCGTCCGATGTCGCCGTGCCGAGATACGCATTGGATGCGGTGTCATAGACCTCGACCACCACGCTCGGCAGTGGATTGCCGGTCGCATCTCGGGTTACACCGCTGAGTGTGTAGGTGGGCATGCGTCATCCGCCCAGAACCATAGCGCGCCAGGCCCAATCCATTCTGACCACGACTGGATGGGAAGATTATCCCGCATGCGATAGTCCATTTCGTAGAAATACTGGTTAAGATAGCCTGATAGCTTGTGGCGGCTATCAATCCAGCCATCTATGCGAAACAATCGCGGTACATCTGCCGGAACTTTAAATGTCCCGTAGTGGCCATTCCAAACGTCCACAGTTTTCACTGCATCATCTCCGTCTGCCAGCTGCCGTCTTTGTTCTTCCGTGCCCGACGCGGCGCGCTCATCTGCTTCAGCGCCGCCGCCATCGCCTCGCTTTGCTGCTTCATGCTCTCGGACTGCCGGTCTGACTGCTCCGCAAGGGCCTTGCTGAATTGCGACAGCATCTCGCCCAATGGGCCGGTCAATTCATCCGCGCTGTGCTTGACCTGGATGGCGGCTTTCGGCCCCTCTTCTGCCTTCTGCTTGGCCTGTTCGGTCTTCATGGCGTGGTCGGTGGTCTTCTGCTGCATGGTCTGCGAGTGCGCCTCGCGCTTGAAGTTCATCTCCTCCGAATGCTGCTGCATCTTGATCTGCGCATCCAGAAGCTTCAGTTCCTTCTCGAGCTCGAACCGGCGCTCCTCCAGTCCAGCCTCGAACTGGAACTTCATCTGCGCCATCTGCGCTTCTTGATTCATCTTGTCGCGGTTGGTGGCAATGTCGGCCTGCGCCTGGGTCTTCTCGATCTCGTTCTTGGCTTGGAGCTCAATAAGCTTCGGGTCCTTTGGCGGCGGGATCGGCGCGGAAGCGGGGTCCTGCGGATCAGCCGGCTTGCCTGGCGCCGTGAAATACTCCTCCGGATCCTTGTGCCCCAACAGCTTGCACAACTGCTTGCCAGAGTTGAACAGGTTCTTTGGGCTCACCAGACCGGCCGAGATAGCCTTCTCCTGCGCACCGATGAGCAATTGCAGGCCGGCAAGCTGTTCCTGTTTGCTCCCGTCCCCCAGCCCGACCTTCACCGTCATGTCGTCGCGGGATTTCCACTCCCGCGGGTCAACCTCAACCCATTTGTTCCGCAGCCGGACGGTCTGTGGCTGGCTGCCGTGTCTCCGGATCGTCGCATGCAGCAGGCTGAACAAATCCCGAATGCCGGTCTCCGCAAAGATGCGGGCGATCAGCTTCACCTTGGCCTGCGAGGCGTTGTACATCTGGTTCGCGATGGTCGCGACCTGATTTTGCAATGCCTCCGGGTCTACGCCTTGGCCCTGTCTTGATACACCAGTGCGCCACTCACGCGTTGCATCGAAATACTGCAGGGCGGGATAGCACGCTCCGGTAATGTCAGGCACCTGCTGCCACTGTATGGCCGCTTGCGCATCGCCCTTGACACGAATGACCGCCCCGTGGCGGGCCACCAAGAGATCATCAAGCGTGCTGTCGCCGGCACCCTGCTCCGACACCACCGGACGCGGCATGTTGTGCATGTACAGATTGTCGAGCAGCCCCCTAACCACAGCCGTCTTGATGCGCTGGATATCCATGACTAGGTCCGCAATAGACCGGCCGAAGAACCGGTGCGTCACAATCACCGGCGTCATCGCTGCAAAGCAGATGTGATCGACCTCTACAACATCATCCTCGCCGCTGCGGGTCAGGATCACCCCGTCATCGCCGCCCGTCGTCACCCGGTAGAGGCGGGCCTTTCCGTCCCCCTCATAGTCCATCTTCACATAGTGCTCGGTGATCTTTATTTTGCGATTGGCCGGATTGAAGCCGTCATCCCCCAAGCTACTTTGGCGTTCGTCCACCGTATCGCGCGACTGCTGCTCGACGCCGGTGCTATCCCCGCTGTAGCTGGGCAATGCCTTGATACAGTCCTCGTCATAGCCCTGCTCGATCAGGTCGGACTCGGACTTGTCCACCATCTCGTGGTAGGCGTAGCCGGCATCCTTGATGTTGCGCGCCGACGAGCTGATGCCGAACTCCTCGGGCGGCACCCCGCAGACGTGCGCGCACTCGTACTTGGTCTTGCATACAACGGTGACATCATGCCACTTCGGGGCGGCCTCAGTAAGAGCTTGCGGATTTGGTGCCAGCATCTTCACCAGGCCTGTCTTTGATCGTGTGCTCGACGATCTCGTATTCGTCCCCAACCTCGGCCGCAATCATCGCAAACTGCTGATCATCAAGGTCGTAAAACGTCTGGCGCTCCTCGCGCTCCTCGCATTCCCACCACACCTTGACCACGCCAACCTTGGACAGCAGCGCATCCTTGATGAACGAGTACAGCGTGAGGAAGCCGGGGTTTTTCTCCATGAAAACGTGGTTAATGTAGTCAGTTTCTTGTTCGGCCGCCTCGACATCCTCCGGCCCGACCGGGTCGAACTTTACCACCTCATCCCCCGAGGTGAAGATGTCCATCAGCGTCGGCATCAGGCCCTCGACCGTATCGCTGACATCGGTGGAAACAGCGCTGGAGCGGCCGTCCTGCGCCGGCAGATCGCGCGACATGTCGCCGAGGTAATAATCCATCGCCTTGGAGCGATCCTCGCTGAGCTTGGACGAGGCCATGCCGGACAGGGCCGAGGCCTTCTCGTTCGCCAACAGTGCTTTCAGGTCACCATTGGACATCTTGGCCATTAATTCAGCCCCAGCTTCTCAATGAGGTCCTGCTTCTCATAACCATCCGGCAGGAGAGTCCGCGCAACTTCGATCTGAGTTGCTTCATCGTATCCGAGTTTCAGCGCGACGATTTGCACGGCAGTGTCATACCCGACCAGTGCGACCAGTTTGAGAAACTGCGTACGACCCATCAGCGGTGCTCGCTGGCCTTGGGTGGATGCACGTGCGTGAAGTTGAAGCCGCCGGCCTCCAGGTTCTGCATGATGGCCTCGCCCAACTCCCCACCGACGGTGCCGGACGGGCCCTCACAGAACGTGTCGGCGATGATCTTCAGTGCAATCTCACGAGTCTTGGGTTTGTCGGTCATGGTGTTCTCCTGCTGAGCGCTTGTCGAAGCACCTAGACAACGCCGGCATGGCCGTATTCGATCCGCCGGTGAAACGACTTGGTCCGCGACGGCTCTTCGTAGCAGATGGCCATCAGACCAAACGCATCCGCGGCGTGCGAGCTCCAATCATGATCCGGACCAAGGCCGATGTTGCGCATCTCGTCACGCTTCTCGTGGTAGAAGCCGAGCGCCTGTCGGCCATCCTCCGTTGTGGCTGCGTTGAAAGAGATTTTGGGGAACAGCCTGCGAACCGCCTCGATTCGCATGGCCGCGGCACCCTTGCCCTGATTAGGGATGGGCGGCTCTACCTTGAACTCGGCCTCCCTCAGGTGATCCCAGTATTTCTTGCCGGTCACGTTGTTCTCATTGATGCCGTCATGTGGCAGGTAGAGAACAGCTTCCTGGTATCCACGCTTGCGCAACCAATCGACGTGATAGGCCAGCACCTGACCCACCGACTCGTAGTAGTCCAGCACCCGGATTTCCTGGCCGACCCATTGCACAATCCAGATCACGAAGGCATCGGCCAGCGCACCGGAGCCGCCGATGTCTATGAACGCTCGGAGCGGCAACAACGGATCAGCAAACACCTTGCCAATGCGATCCTGACGCCTGGCCTCCGAGAGTTGCTTGGCAAAGTAGGCACCCTCGAACGCACCCGCATAATCGCCTTCCCACGTATGCTCGTAACGCTCGGGATATTTGGTCAGTTCAAGTTGCCGCTCGCCCTCCAGCGTGTCGTTCCAGAACGGATTGTCGCGCCAGTTGGCCTTGACCACGATGGCGTTAGCTGGCGGGTCCTGCCTGAGAAACTTGTCGATCGCGTCCTTCTTGCGCGTCGGATTCCATGAGAACCAGATTTCCGATCCCTCTGTGCGGATGGTGGGCCGCAGCAGCTGCAGGCTGCGCTCACTCAGGGTCTGGGCTTCCTCAACCCAAGCCACCTTGTACCCCTCAAGTGATTTGATGCTCTCCGCGTTGTGGTCCTGCATGCCCTGGAAGATGATCAGCCCATCCCCGGGTGTTTTGATTTCCGTCTTGGTGACATCAAATAGATGCGAAACGCCCAATGCGCTGATCTTGTCCTCGATGGTGCGCTTGCTCGACTCGGCCAGTGTCTTCTGCACCTCACGGACGCAGACAGCGCGCGTTCCCGGCTCCCGGATGCACTGCTCAACCAACAGCTCAGCAAAGAAATGCGACTTACCGGAGCCGCGCCCGCCGTAGGCGCCCTTATACCTGGCTGGGCTCAGGAGGGGCTTGAACGCCCTCGCTGTCTTTATCTCGAGGATCGACAATGGTGCGTATCACTTCTTCGATTTGAACGGGAGGGAGGTCGTCAGAGCCGCCGACTGGCTGGGCCACCTTGCCGTCGAGACGGTCAGCCACTTCCTTCATCGCCACGACATCGCCGCCCATGGCTTTGAGCCACAGCTTTTCAGCCATTTCATCGAGGCGTTTGGGGTCGGCATCGACGTATCGGACCAAGGCCGCCTTGAAGCGCTTGTCCTTGTTTTGTGAGCCTAATGGTCTACCCATATTTTACCGTCTAACTATTTGGCTCCGGTGGCGTCCGCCCACCGCAGTCACAAGGCCCGACCGGAAGGGCGGGGGCGTTGTGTACGGCACAGTCGGATGTGTGTTGGACTCCTGAGGAGTTCCCGAAGGATGGCGAACAGGCGCCGCAGCCGCAAACGCCAGCACCCGCCGTTATGACAGCCATGTCGCGCAGCGTTTCATTCTCGGCCTTCAAAAGCTCTTCATTCATTGATCTGGTTCCCCAATCATATCCCGCGCGCTCTGCCCGATAATGGCCATGGCAGCATCGTATGCCGCCTTTTGCTCCTGGCTGTAGCCATCGTCAAACCCATCATGCAGATAGGCGATAACGGCGAGTGCTTGAGTCAGGTCCATCATGGATGCTCCAGATAGCCAGCTCCCGCCGTTGTGACAGCGGGGGCCAGACCGTGAGTAGGTGTGGAGGGGCAGGCGCAAATCACCAACCTGCCTAAATGACGACATAGGCTATTTCTCCTGCTTCGTCAAATTGTAGTGGTCCACAAGAGCGCGCAGCCCTTTCCACAAAGCCACGCGCTCCACGTAACTGGCTGCCGAGATGTCTTCCTCGCACACCAGCCTGACCATGCTTTCCGCGACCGGCCCAGCCGTGATGAGGCGAGCATGCGCCTCGAAAAACCTCTCTGCACCATTGGCTTCGCGCTGGGCTTGCTTTCGGCCATCCTCGGAATCCGGATCGGATGTTGTGCTGCGACTGCCACGCTCAAGCGAGGCCGACCGGACCGGGAAGACCCCGATCGCCCGCCGATAGGTTTCTGCCTGCTCCCGCCAGCGCTTGCCGGCCAAATACATCGTCCACGTGATGGCGCCCTCAAGGCACATGCGGCCGAGCTCGGTTCCCCACTCCGCATCCCTGAGCCCGCGAAATGCAGCATCCCTGAGACGCCGCGCCTCCGTGGGCGACAGTTCACGCTCCACCGAGCGCTGGATCCGCCCATTGGGCTCGCGGGCGGTGACGAGACGGTTCTTGCGCTTGGCCATCAAGAGTCCTGTGTGCATGGGGTCAGCCCTTGTAGGGGATGGTGCGGCCGTGCTGCTCAAACACGCCAACTGGGCGGCCATGCCGTTCCGTCAGCGTGAAATAGTCCTCGCCCTCGGGCGGCCCAGGACGACGCACAACTGGCGGATACCGCTCATCTTTCTTTTTCGGGATGCCGGCTCTCACGATGTAGTCGGGCACATCATCCATCTTGCTTACCTTTCTTCCTCGAAAGTCCTTCTCGCTCTCGAGCGCATGGCCTCGGCAATAGAAGAAAGATTACTATGTGATTGTGATTGGTCGTCCCTTTGCTTAGCAAATGCTTTCCCGTAATTTCGTTCTTGGTTGGTCTTGCCACGATTGGAGAAGCCGCCCTTGGCACCCGCAAGTGCCCGTTTTGCCGAGATTATTTCGGCTTTGGTAAGCTCCTCATCAATGCGTTTGTGGCGAAGCAATTGCTTAGCATTTGCTTCACTGAAGAATGAAATGACTACTTCCCGCAGGGAAGACCATTGCTTCAGCGAAACCCCGGCAATCCTAGCCAGTCGCACATCATCATTCGGCAATGGCCCTTTCTCCCAGTAGTGCATGATCAGGAGGAAGTAGGCGCCGTGCTCAAGCGTGGTCAGATGCCCGGTGTCCCGTTTGTAATCACCGATATAGAGCGGCATCCATGCCTTGCTCATGACCACTACACTGCTTGCTCGATGAAGACCTGAATTCCTTTCACATTGCTCGACCAGCGCAGCAGTATCCCGCGCACGGTCTTGCAGCGATCGCCCTCGATCACGCCGTATCTCACCAGTGCGTCGGTCACGATCTTCTCGTAGTTCCCCAAGTCGCGGCGCTTGTTCTCCTCAACCGCGAACTCAAGTGTCACCGGACCTTTGACGTGGCCGACCCGCTGGGCGATGATTTGGAGTGCCGCCTCATCCATCCAGTTCTTGTGCTCAGTGGTCGGAGCACGCCTCTTGCCCCTGTTGAAATACAAGTTGTTCGTACTCGGAGGCGTCGGAAGATTGAGCGTGATCATGTATTTGCCTCTTCGGAGAGGAATTGAGTTACCTTTGCAACGCAAACCTTCTTCCAGTGATGGTGCCGGCGTATTTTGTCTTGCTCGTCAACGACATAGTTTTTGCGATACGCGATGTTGTGATGCCGGATGCAGTAGGACGAGCCTTCGCACTTGGTTTCGCCACAGACCATCATTGCCGCGGTCGGCTCATCCAGCGGCCACCGGCATTGATGAGGCTTCGCCTCGATCAGGCTGATTGCGCAATTGGATTGGTCCGGAGCGAGATCGGTTGCAGCCTTTGTCGGCAACCTGGGTGGCTTGTCACGAACCAGCTTGGGGGCTGGTCGCTTCCGGGGTCCATTGGTAAGCCCCTTGAACCGCGGCGCTTGCAGGCGCTTGAGCCCAAGTCGCATGGCGCGACCCGCTGCGCTACTTTTTGTCACACCAATGAAATTGGCAATGTCACGAACGCCCTTCTTCCCCCAATTAGAAATGAGGTACTTGTCTGTTGTTTCTGTCCACGGAGAGTGGAGGTAGTACTTGAGCCGACGTGGCTGCTCGATGACTTCCACTACCTATCCCTCCCTTACCAATTTCCATCGTGCTGACTTTCCGCGCCCATCCGGACGGATGGCATAATCCGTCTCGACCAGCAGATCATTGATCTGGTTGACATGCGACTTGATCGTGGTTGGAGCCGCCGAGCGCTTGGCGTTGCTGTAATGCATAACCCACAGTTCTTCTGTGGTGATGCCGATGTCACCCGCAAGCTTGATCGAATCGAACAACTCGGATTTCAGGCGCGGCATTGAAATGCCGAGCCTCGTTTCTCGGTAAGGCTGATGACAGGTAGGACAACAAACCGTCACCTATCCCTCCCAATCTTCCCCCGGAAAACCTTCCGCATTGCCTTCTCGCGCTCCCTGCGAGCTTTCCAGATCGCGAAGCGCCCGAGCCAGAGCGAGATATTGAGTGATGCGCGGACTATGAAACTCGGGGTCGATAGCCTGGAGAGAGCGGGCGATGGTTTCGTATTGCTGCGCTGCCCGCTGCTCTGCAGTGTGTCGTAGGAGCCTGACTGCATGGTGGCTCTCATCTCTGATCTGGCCGTACCAGATGCTCTTGATTGTTCTGAAGCTCAGCCCTGAGCGTCTCGCCGCCCGGTTGAGCCAGCTTCCTCGCGTGTCCGACCACTCGCGCGGACCGGCCACAGCTTCTATCAACGCACGCATGGAACGCTCTTCCACCATTTGGAAACTCCCGATGCTACTTATTCCCCAGCACCGGAGACACGGTAGCTACTTGTCTGCCGTTGGCGCGGCAGATTGACGACATAGACGTGAAACAAACCAAAGAGCGGCGGCCTGCATAAGTGCGTGGCAGGCCTCGCCGCATGACTCGCAGTAGTGAAAGCCTTTCGGCACAGGACGCTCATGACAGCAACGACAAATCATGAATCCATCCTCTCGCCGACGTACCCGATGAGGAACCCAAGGCTGAAGCTCAGCCCGGTCGAGAGGAAGAATGCGGACCAGTCCATCACCCGCACCTCATCAGCCACCACATGGCCCAGGCCGTGATGCCGCCGGCGCCGATCGCGCCTGACACAGCACCGGCGAGAACGCCGATGACATTGAGCGACGGCTCGGGAGGATTCCTGTCCGGGCACTCAAGCGCGCCGTGACAGCCGCACCGATAGATGTTCGAGATCGGGGCCGTCATGCGCAGGTTCCGACGTGTAAGGGCTGCTGTCGTGTCAAGTAAATTGTCCGGCTCCGTACCAAGGGACCGCCGCGGCATATTTTCCGGTAACCAAATGTGGTTTTTCCTTGCCCACGTGTGCAGCACACGTCATGGTATCCAACGGTGGGTGACACTGTTGGGAGGCCAAATTGACGGAACTCGACGACCTGATCGACCTTGGAAATGCCCCGGAAATAAACTTTACGTCGTTCGCGGACTGCTACCGCGTCGGCCCATCGGTGCGCTTCGTGCTCTTCGACTGGTACAAGACCTGCGGCGTCTGGCGCCGGCATGTGACGGGAATCATCACCCGTCGCTCGATGGTCGATTTCCAAGCCGACCAAGAGAAGGCATGGCGGCTTCTGGCCGGCACCACGCCTGTCGCGCGTCCAATATCCATCATCTCGGCGCAGGCTCATTGAGCGGTCTCCGACAGGAGTTCCGCCAAGTCGGGCCGCAGCTTCGCTTTCGGAATTCCTGTCTTCGCCGACACACTCGACAGCAAGTCCTCATCCAGCTTTCGTGTGCCCGTCTCCCAACGGGACACAGAAGCCTTCGACACGCCCAGCAGGTTCGCTAACTGATCCTGAGTTAGCCGCGGATTCTGCGTTTCCCGAAAATTTCTGAGCGGATGGATGCTTTCCATGCCGCCACAGTTACCATGACGGCAACGATCGCGCAAGCGAAAAGTTACCGTGACGGACAACGACGGCGGCCCCGACCGCGTGGCAGGCTTCCGTCATGGTAACAAAGTACAAAGCCCCGAGATTGGGCCCCCACTACATCAAGGAGTGGGTAGAACACGCCCGCATTTCGCAAACCGAACTCGCCAGGCTCATGAACACCAACAAGGAGAACGTGACCCGCTGGATCAGGGAACCACAGCGGGTTGACCTCAATGTTCTCTCAGGGGTGTTCCTAGCCCTTAGGAGCCACGCCCCTGAGCTGTCCGATATGGGTGATCTACTCAGGCCCCCGGAGGTCGTCACGGCGATGGCCGAGGCCCGCAGGGCTGCACAAACGCTATTAGAAGCGCTTCCTACCGAGCGTCCTGCCAGGGTCCGCCGCAGCTAAATCCTCAGGCCGATTTCCTCCAAAGCTGATTTCTAATCTAAGCCATTGATTGGCTTGGCCCGCCGGCCGAGTCGCATTCCCATACAAAAATAATTACCGTGACGGCAACTTTTGCGCTTGACATCTGTTACCGTCATGGTAATCTCCAATCATCAGATAACGGAACTGGGAAGCCCGCCGAAGACACGGTGTTAACGGGACAGAACGAAGGACCGGGCCTTGCAGCGACAATCGCACCCCACCGGTCGGCCGCTGATGCCTCCGGGCTCAAGCCGAAGTTCGGGGAGCCAAGCTCGCCCCACTGCCCCGGTCCTTCGTTCTGTCCCTCTCAGATCACGGGAGCCAGCGATGACCAAGCAGACCGAAACCAAGGTGCACATGCAAAGGGTTCGGCCCGGCGTGTTCGGTGGCACCGTCAATGGCACGCTTTGCAATCGGATGCGCGTGCTGGCGGACGGGATGAACCTCACCGACAACCGCGCCGAAGTCACTTGTTCCTTCTGCCTTCGGATGCTCGCCGCGCAGGACAAGCCGACGCTCGAGCGGCTCTCCTACGCCTCGGCCGGCGCGGTCCGGAGGCGACCGTGATCCGCTGGATAGCCGAAGATTTAGCCGCCCTGCTCGCGATCAGCGCTTTCGTTGCTGCCGTGCTGCTGATCGGTGATGCCATCGCACATAGCCCCATTGTTGCATGGTGACGCCATGAACAAGCCGCTCGACTGGAACGAAGGGATACTGGAGGCCTGCCGCTACTGCTGGAACAGGCCGGACCTCACCATGGAGGAGCTACGCGCGAAGCTGGCGGCCAAGTCGGATGTGCAGTTCGACGCTGATAATGAAGCCGAGCAGAACGGCATCACCACAGCACAATATTTGAGGGGCAACTGACATGAGCCTTCACATCCGCAGCACCGTCATCATGTTCGATCTCGAACTCCAGCGCATCCGCAACGACACGGAGTCGCTTGCCTCGCGTACACGAACGCTCATGCGCTGCCAGAAGTTTCCGGAAAATTACGACATGATCGACCTGCAGGCATCAGAACAGAACCTGCGCGACGCTGCCGACAAGATCAAGCGGATTAGGGAGGAAATCGAAGATCGCCAATGTGCGTTTGAACTGGAGGCCGCCGAATGACTCCCGCCTACCGCGACCGCGAGCGCGACATCCTCGACGCCCGTTGGCTGGGTGACATCAGTAACGACGAAGCACTGAAACTTCTGACCGAACTTTACGACGACTACAAGGAAGCACACTCAACCCTCAGAACCGTACCGCAAGGAGACTGTCATGGAACTCGCTAACATCTTCCCATCGAAGTACATCAAGGCCGCCGACCTCAAGGGCAAGGAACCGACCGTCGTCATCGCCAAGTGTGAAATCGAAAAGCTCGGCGACGACAACAAACTGGTGATCTACTTTCAGCACAAGGAAAAGGGCCTAGTTTGCAATCGTACGAACGCCGACCGCATCGCTTACCTGTACGGCACAAACACTGATGCATGGGTCGGCAAGGAAATCACGCTCTACACCGACATGGTGAACTTTCAGGGCAAGGTCACCGAGGCCATCCGCGTCAAGCCGCCGGCAAAGCATGTGCCGATCGGCAACGGGAACACTCACACCGTCACTGACCGCGGTAGCTACAAGACCCCCGAGATCAAGCAGGGCGAAGTGCCCTCCGATGAAATCCCATTCTGAGGAGCCCGGCATGAAACCCCACATCGAGTGCGATGTCGTCAAGATCGCCCAGCGCCAGAACAAGGACGGGCACGTCGTCAGCTTTGCCATCCATCCGCAGGACAGTCACGAAAACCTAACCAACTCAGAAATCGGATCCCAGTGGCGGATGGTTCTGGTCGCCTTGGATGATGATGGAAACCCAGTGCTCAACGAGGGCTAGATGCGTACGCCAGTCCTCCCGCTGCTCGGCCTAGCGGCTGCCGTCGTCATCCTGGTGATGGCGAAGGGGTGCCTGCCGGGGATCGTACCATGATGCGACATCCCCGTGTGAAGCTGGCCACTCACCGAGACTTCATTCGAAGTCTGCCGTGTATCGTTTGCGGAGACAATACATCAACGGAATGCGCCCACATTCGGTGCGCTGATCTGAGCGTGGGTAAGAGGCCGACGGGACTTAGCGAGAAGCCTTCTGACATCTGGACGGTGCCGCTCTGCGGCACATGCCATCGGCGGCAGCATGGAACTAGTGAGCGGGCGTTCTGGCTCTCGACGGCAATCGACCCGCACAAGAAGGCGCTCGCGCTGTGGGCGGCGACCGGCGACCATGAACTAGGCGAGCAGATCGTGAGGCACCGATGAGCAAGCGCGACAAATCCTCCCCGCTCGACGGCCTCCGCACTGCAGCACATGTACGTCATGCTGCTGTCGTCGCGTCGGCCTGGTGGTGGTGCCCGCCGGTCATGATGGCGCGGCTCGCACGGCACGCGGACATCGTGGACGACTTCTACGATGTGCTCGACGGCGAGGACGGCGACTGACGACACATACGGAATAGGCAATAGCGGAGGTAACAGTGGACGAAGAGATCAAGCGCAAGTGGGTCGAGGCACTGCGGAGCGGACAGTTTCTGCAAGGGCAGAACGCACTTTCATCGGTCGGACGCGAAGGACTTGTCCTTTGCTGCATCGGCGTTGGCTTCTGCGTTGCGAGGCCGACCGAAAACGTAGGCGCATATGGGACAACCGGTGCGGCCCGCGCCATCGGGCTCTCCCGAGATCAGGAATCCCACCTCGTCATCATGAATGACGAGGAAGGGGCATCCTTCGCGCAGATCGCTGACTACATCGAAGCGAATCTATAGCAGTTGATTGATGTGCGGTAAAAGTCATGACCGCTGAACTCAAGCACCTTATCCAACAACTCGGTGCAGCAATGCCGAAACTCATTACCCGCTACGAACCGCCGCCGATCCCCGATCGCAAGTTCGACTGGCGGGCCTATTGGAGCGGCTCCGAAGAACATCACGTTGGCTGGGGTCTAACCGAGGAAGAGGCAATAGCCGATTTGCAGCGGCTCGATCAGGAATGCGCGGAAGCGAACGGTCGATGTCCGCATTGTGGCGAGGATGAGCTTGAAGGTGGCCCCGGCAGTCGCTGCATGTACTGCGGTCACGAATAGTCCGACACACCAAAGGAATGTAATCGATGAGTCGGCCAGATTGGGATGACCAGTTTCGTGAGGCAGAAGACGAGACCCGTGCCCGCTGGGCACAGATCAAGGCTCGACGGCGAGCGGAAGGCAAATGCTGGCAATGCGCCAAGCTGATCGTCGAATGCCGATGCCCGAACGTTACGCACACTTCTGCTGTGCGGGAAAGTTAAGATGGCCGTCCACATCAAAGATCGCAACGCCGCAAACCCACGACTGCAATGCTCGTGCTGCGCCAGATGGATGCGCCTTCATGGCAAGCGTCTCCAGGTTGTTGACGGCGAGGTGAAGGAAGTCGCCGTACAACGATTTTACGGTGGCTGCGACCACAACAATGGCGGCGATCACCTCGCCGGCAAGACGGGCGAGGATGGTTGCCTCGATGTGTGCGACGCCTGCTGCCAAAGCGAGTGCAAAAGGCTGGCGGCGCTGAAAGTATCGCCCACTCCGCAACTGCGGGACGGATCATGATCGGAGCCGAAAGGATCGGGAATCTGTCCGTGAAGTTGGCAGATGCTGCACTCGTTGCCCGCGAGCGGGGCGACGATGTGCAGGCGCTGTTCTTCGCGCTCAAGGCCGCTGAGTGTCTACAGCTTGCCAAGGCACTTGGATGGAAGCCGACCGAACGTATAGCTCACGACGAAAGTGTATGACCGTGAAAACAGTCACGCTCCATAGAACGGAATGGATGAAGCTGAAAGAACGGGCGGCCGAAGCTGAGCGGCTGCAGGACATTCTCCGCGAGATCGCCAGCCAATGCCACAACCTCCCGCGCTCAGCCACGGCTGAGCGAATCGAGAAGCTCGCGACGGGAGAGCCATGACCCAGCCCGCCCCAGACATGACCGAGCGCGAACAATTCCACGTCATCGAACGACAAGGTTGGTCATATGTGGTCGGACCACCGGGAACGACCGTGCCGGACGATTTTGGTCCATGGCGCTATCGCTGGGAGGCGCAGGAATACGCCGACAAACTCAACGCGAAGGCGAAGACCGAATGACCGCTCCTGCCCCCGACACGATCGAGCGCGAACGCGAGAAGCGACGCAAACTTTCGCGTCCAGTGGAGGCCCACGTCTACATGGCCGCGGAGGACCGGGCGGGACTGGAGGACTGGGCCAAGGATGAGTGCCGCAGCGTCAATGGCCAGATTCTGCACATCATTCGGGAAGCGCTGGCTAGCCGCCGCCAATCCATCGTGACACTATCGCCCGCTTCAACAACCGATCGGGTGCGAGATGCCACAAGACGAGCAGTCGCGGAAACGCGCAAATAGGATCGTGAAGGGACGATTTGCAGCCGTGATCAGGGCCTTCATATCCGAACAGAATCCAAAGTGGATGAAGTACTCGGAGGCCACCCGTGATCTGTGGGGGCGCGAGCTGCGCCTGGCCGAGCGGCCCGACACGCTTGGGGCCTATTTCGTTCACGAGCTGCGCCCATCCATCGTCCAGTCCTACTTGGACGGCTTGGCCGAATGGCCCGCCAAGCAGGAAGCGGCCCTATCAGCGTTGCGGCGCTGCGAGAAATGGGCGCTAGTGCGCGATCTGCTCCCGCACCCCGTCACCTACGGCTGCGAGGCCGAGGGCTCAGACGGCGGCCATATCCCATGGAGCGATGAGCATGTGCTGTTGGCTGAGACGCATGCCCGCCAAGCCCTGGCCCGCGCCGTGACGCTTGGTGCCAACACCGGCCAGCGCGGCTCCGACTTGGTGAAGATGCGCTGGTCGGACATCGAGACCTTCAGCGGCCGGCCCGGCATCAACGTCCTGCAGAAGAAGACCGACAAGCAGGTCTGGGTCCCTCTGACCCAACCATTGGTGACGGCAATGGCGACCTGGGAGCGCCGCCCCGGCTTCATCCTCCTGCACCCCGCCGGCAAGCCGTGGACACGCCGTCGCCTGACCGGCATGTGGGCACACGAACGCGATACCAACCCCGCGCTGGCACCTCTGCGGCAAGCGGTCCTGGGGTTGGAAGCAGAAGAGGGCCTAGTGATGCATGGGTTGCGCGCCACCGCCTGTGTGCGTCTCCTACGGGCCGGCGCCAACACCCGACAGATTAGCGACATGATCGGGATGTCGGAGCAGATGGTCAAGCGCTACACCCGCTTCTCGGAGCAGCGCCTAAATGCCATGGCGGCTGTGATCCACCTCGACAGAACACCCCGCGAACCGGGGGAAATTATACCCCTCCGTAGGGAAAGCTAAGGCTTTGAAAATGCTGAAACAGCCATATATATCCGGAACGTCCACCCTCGACAATTCAGCGCCTTGCGGCCCGCGAACGGACGCGGAACTCCCGTCATGGGACGTAAGTAGGACTCTCCAAGAGTTCACGACTTGGTGCATCCGAAATCTGGAAAGTTGGCCGCCTCATGTCGAGCGGGCAGCGACCCGAGTTCGGTTGAGCTTGCATGCGTGCGCTCGAAACCCAGAGTTCAGAACGTTCGAGCTTGAACTCGGCGACGACGTAGCGCTGCTCAAGGCCGCACTTATCGCATATAGTTCAAAGGCTTCAAGCCATTGATTTTACTTGTGGTTGGGGCGCTACCGAGTTGGTGTAAGGACGCACGGAGAGGAAGATGGCACTGAGCCGCATGCCGCAGGATATTTCGAGGACCGACTGGTACTACGAGTACAAGAGTCATCTGCTGCTGGTGCATGAAGTGAAGAACGATGACGGCTCTCACCTCCGCACCGATCAAATCAAAATCCCGTGGCGGATGATCGAAGTGTCACGCAAGCGGCGGCCGAAGTGACGATATATGCGTCGTGAGCAATCTTGGAGGTAGGATGACGGATCTATTATCCAAACTCGGCGCAGAGCCGCATCAGTCCAAGCTGGATCCGAGCGAGAATAAGTTTCACGCCGGCAACGGCGTGGACGGGAAGCATTATTGGATAACACCGCCGGACCTGTATGCGCGCCTAGACGCTGAGTTTCTATTCGACTTCGACCCTTGCCCCTTTCCGCTCCCGGAGGGTTTCGACGGCCTGACGTGCGACTGGGGCGCCTCCAACTACGTCAACCCGCCCTTCGGATCCATCATCCATCAAGGCCGCAAGAAGGGTCCCACGGCGTGGGTGCGCAAGGCGATCGAGCAACAGCAGCAAGGCAAGCGCGTCGTGCTGGTCTACCCTGTGGACAAGTGGGTGCTGATGCTAATGAAGGCCGGCGCGGAAGTCCGCAACCTCGGTGACGTGCGCTGGCTTGCGACCGAAGATGGATCCGAGGGCAAAGGCACGGGACGGCACATCGCTTGCTTCGTGCTGGAACCCCCGATCAAACTATAGCAGAGCGCCAGACTGCAATTGATGGAGGCGAGGATGACGAACCAGGAACAGTTGGACGCCGCTCGCGAATTCTCTCGGCGGGTGATCCAGGCGAGCTGGGATGCTCGGGACGTGAACGCTGGAGATATTCAGGATTGGGCGCGAGAACTTGGTCTGATCTTCTCTCGGAAGGCCAGCGCGGACGACGCGCAAGAATTTAGCGAGATTGAAAAGGGCGACGATATGTATGAGTTCGAGGCATGGATGCAGTATGTCGGACCGATTATGCGCCACACGATCAGCGGCAGCGATGCGGCTGAAGATGACGATCTATAAAAGATAAGGCGAATGAGGGAAAGATGGCCTGCTCGACCTGTAAGAACACCGGCATCATTTGCGGCTGTCGTGACCCGAGTCGGATGTGGTGTGACAAGATCAGATGTCGCGGCACCACATGCCCAGAGTGCAGGGGCAGGTCCGAGCCGATGGTCGCAGACTTCGTGATCGCTCCGAATGACCCGCTATTTACCAGACATCAGTAGGAAGCTATAAATGCGCCTGCGACTGAACCTAGATGAAGTCCCCGGCTTTCTAGAGCTGCTAAAAGAGCAGTTAGACAGCAGTACGGGTCATTTGACGCTGGCCCTTGAGCTGCCGCGCAAAGATGCCGAACGAACGCTTGCTACGGCTAATCCAAATGCGGAGATAGAACTCGTCTGGGGCCATGCCTTCAGGCGACTATAACCTTCATCACAGGTGATACATGATCAACGACAACAATCCTCCGGAGCCACCTAGCGGCCCGCCTGTTGGTTGCGAGGACGTGGAAGCGTTCTTCAACCTGAGAGAATGGCTGCAAAAAGCTGTGGAGGCGAAGGGTGCGAAGATGGTGGGCGGCGGGATCGGGATGGGTCAGGCCGACATCGATATCGAACTGGAAGGATGTCGGTTCAACATCAGCATCCGACCCCGATAGTCCGACAGATCCATCACAACTGTAGGAGCTTCATCGTGGCAGACCGAATTGACGGTAAAGGAACCCGGCAGGACTCCCGGCCTTCAAGTCGCGCGTCAGCGACCTCTGACCATGGCATAGACCACCGCCGGCAGGTTGGGACGCCCCGCGATGAAGGCAATCTGGAAATGTTCGAGGGGAAACTGCGCAAGGTCATCAACCCAAATCGCTCTGGCTGGTGGCGACACCACAGCCACTACGATCGCGATGGCTACTGCGATAACCCAGCTCGCGGCTACTGAGGATTACAGTCGATGACCCTGCCAACCAAAGACCAGATTGCCGAGGCGGTGCGAATGGTCAACAAAGCTCACGCTAGTTTCGGGTATCGAAAACCCCTGAGGGATGCAGAGGTGATCGTGTGGGCCACCTTCTTTGCTATCGCACTCAGCGAGCCAGCAAAGGATTGCTCACGATGACCAGGCAGTCAGCGGAGGTACGAATGGCCGACACGATCAAGACGTACCAGGCCAACGATGTCGGTGCGAGCCAATGCCTCGTGACGCTCGAGGGCTTCATCGGCGACATGGACAAC